CATAGGCAGAAACACCACCACTAGTATAGAGGTTTGCCACCTCGTTAGTCGTAGTATTCGTAATCTTCAGCGCCTTATTAGCTGCATCATACTCCAACTTGATGTTACCGATGGAGATATACTTTCCACTAGGCACGATGATGCTTCCATTGATGTCAGCAGTGCCATTGAACGAATTTCCCCACAATTTGCGAGCATTAGTAAGCTGGAGAGCCTTCTTCGCTGAACCGTTTGTGAAGTAGCCTTGCAAGGTGGCGATACTCCCTTTGTTTGCGGATATGCCCGAAGCGTTCACCCCTTCTGCCTTTTTCGCTCTTGTTACCTCGTCAGATATAGACTTATTGATTCCATCAACGATACCACTTAAAGTGTCTGTCTGCGCAATATTTGCGAGGAAGCTAACCACCTCGTTCCACTTATTGATAACGCCGTCCGCAGTCTCCTCGTCAGTAGTTATAAGGGCGTACCAGTCATAGGCACTATCCCAACGAGTTACCTTCGTTGATGTAATGCCGTCCAGTACAGACTTATTGCTATGAGTATGCTTTGCTGATACAGCACCATCCCAAGCAGTCTGCTTTGCAGTAGTAGGAATAGAGTAACCCGAAGCAAGACTGATGGCAAACGTACCGCTTGTTGTGATAGTCTTAGTTGCACAAGTCAAACCTGTAGGTAAAGTAAGACCAACAGATGTAACAGTACCCTTGTTCGTGGTATAGCCCTTTGCATCAATCTCCGCTTTGGTATAATAGCTTGCGAGAGACTGATGAGCAGTCAGATACCCTTTATCATTGGTAAGCTGGCTTACCTTCGTGATGCGGTCAGTGATTTCTGTCCACTTATGGGTATGCGCACTAGGTGTGAATGTTGATGGCTTACCCGTGATGTTATTCCAAGAGAGATTAAGACCGCCAAGTTCTGTGGCTATGTTGTCAATTCGGCTGCTGAGAGCCTTTATAGCATAGGCATTCGGAATGCTAGTCAAGTCCGCATCCGTATAGTCTCCCTTTATGATTCTCGCATAGCTGATTACGCTTGCATTCAATCCGCCACCGCCAGTAGTACCTGCACCTTTTCCGTATGCGGTAATACCACCAAGAGCATAGAAGTTAGCAGCCTCCTTTCCTGCCGCATCCTTGGATAGTCGAAGGGCATTGTTGGCACTATCATACGATAGATAGATTCCACCAATTTTTAAGCTACCTTCGGTTGTCACGTTACCCGATACGTCAAGATGAGTGAACGGCTTCTGTGGGTCGATAGACAAGACGTTTGCCAACTTTGTCGTATCTGTAGTTCCGCTTTTCCATATAGGAGCGAAGAGAGCAAGCTGAACACCAACATTATTCTTGTTGATAATGAAAGATGTCGGGTCTGCGTGCAAAATACCGTCTGCGTCCCACCAAAGGTTTCCATTTGCGAAATAGCCTGTTCCGTCAAAGCGCAAGAGGGACTTGGCAGCAATTTTCTTCTCTTCCTCTGTTGTCGTGGAGGCTTGCTTGTCGATAGCCTTTCCACCTAGCCAAAGGGCGATGCCATTCTCCTTCGTGTCCGCTCCATTGATACCTGCGGTAACATTTCCCTTATCGTTACGTAAGGCTATCAATGTGGAGAGGATAAGACCACCCTTGACTACTGTGTCTCCATCAACAAGAGCAGCCTTGATGTATTCAAGACCAGCCATATTAGTGATAAGCTTAGTATTGAGACCATCAAACAGATTAGACGTGATATAGTTGTTCGCCACACCCAGCTTGTCGTAGAAAGCCTTATAAGCATTCGTGAAGTTGGTATACTTCTGAGCCGCAGCCGCCTTGATGGTAGCCTTTCCATTTGAATCAGAAGCGTTGTATCTGCTTACGATGTCAGAAAGATAGGTAATGAGTTCATTTTTTGCGCTATCGAGTGTAGCCTTAGCTGAAACCAAATCCGTTTTATAGGTCGTTTCATTACCATCCTTATCCAACAAGAACTTAGAGCCAACAACATTATTATACGACTCAACGGCTGCATTATAATCATCCTCCAGTCGCTTGCTATCCTGTGCGATAGCCGCAATCTCCGAGCTATCCAAGTAGCCATCAGAGGTAAAATCATCGAAAGCCTTCTTGTTGTTAGATACGGTCGTTCCGAGGGTATTCAAGTTGCTCTGTGTCGTCTTAATCTCTTCTTGCGCCTTCTCAGCAGCTTTCTTGGCTTCCTCTGCCTTCGTGTCATCGGTATACTTGCTAGCCAATTTCCAATCGGCAATATCGAACTTTTCTCCTTCTGCCTTGGCGGTGGAACACTTCAAGATTTCATTCTTGTAGGTACTTCCATCGCTAGGATAGGTGGCATTGACCCACATATCGTTCACGTCGTATGGGGGAACTGGCTGTGAACCGAAAATGCGTCTCTTGTCTGCGATATACTTATCCAAGGTTTTGCCATCATAGGTGGACTTTATATCCAATTCTCCCTTGATGGTAACTTTCTTCGTCTCGCTATCAAACTTGACATAGGATTCACCCTCGTAGTTATTGGCACTAGTAGGTCGGTCTCCGAAGTACATATCTCCGTAGACGTGGAAGAAAGCCTTGTTCGTGGAATGGTTCACGCCATAGTTCACATACTCCTTGTTATTAAAGGTGTAGCCGTCAACTCCGTGATAGAGTGTTATGCAAGGGGAATAGGTGTCAACGGCAGAGAATACCAAGCAACTTTGCCTTGTGATGTTCGTTCTATTACCGCACTGATTCAGAATGTCATCAACCATAGGCTCATCGCTGGCTGCGTCCTTGTCGATGTCCGATAAATCCACATAATGATATTTCTTGCCATCTATCTCCACTGCCTCGGAAGACACACCGATGACTAGCCTCCAATAGTAATGGTTGCCTACGTTATGATACTTTCCTGCCGTAAGATTGAAGCTCTTGCTCCTTGCTTGGTCTCCAACCTTCCATTTATTCTCCACCTTTGAGCCATCTTGCTCACCAAGGAAGTAGCATCTGTAAGCCTTCTGACTAACACCATCATAGGTAATATTCACCTCCTCAACCTTCAATATTCGGTTACTGCCTACTGGGGTGATGAACAATTCACCACCCAATGTGTCTGTATGCAATATTTCCAAGGTCTCGAAGATTGCTTTCATTCTGACTTGTAGATAATCTGTGGTTAGATGGGTGTTATCTAGTTCGTCAAGAGTCCAATCCCCGTTCGCCCCGACCTTCATTCCCTTCAAGAACTTCTGGAGCTTTTCCCAAGTGATAGTGCCTTTTGCAATGTCATCGAACTGCTTAGATATAAAATTATCACTTCCGTACTTCGCAATGAGTTTTCTTAGCTGGGAAACGGAATATCCACCTCCGTTACCGCTACTTCCTCCGCTCGCAATAATTGTCTGTACGTCTTCTTTGAGCTGCGTGATAGTGCCCTTAATTACTTGATTGCCTATTGTAATCGACTGAATAAAGTCGTAATCAATATTAGTCGATAGCTTCAACACTCTTGTCGCAAGCTCATATCCGTGTCCGTCCTTATACGTTATACTCTGACCGATTTGTAGTTGAGGGTTATCTTCCAAGAATACATCAGAATATGATTTAACCTCATAGTTATTCAAATCAGAGAGTAATCGCACAATCTCCTCCTTTGCTTTCTCTAACAATCTATTTTGAGCATCCTCGTAATAGATAGTATCAGCCATTGCAATATTATAGAGTACCGTGATATTACACTTCAAAGAAGGTTTGCTTTCTCCACGAGGAATGAGCATTTCTGCTTCATTTGTAGGTATAATGACCTCATTATCCTCTTGATAGATAATTTCGTAATCACCAGCCAATACAGAGAAATTACTATCACTAACATCATCTGACGTATGCGAGGATGATGCCTCTTTATGATAGATAAGTTCAAAGCCTACATATTCGCCGTTAGAGCCACGACCAGCAAGTGGAGTAGAAAGCGCACCCGTATTAAAGTTTGGTTCAAATGAGCATCCGATATTCTTACCATTGATAAGCAAATCATCTGTAACCTCAAAGTCATACCAATAATGAGTAACGCCATCATCAACTGTTGTATTGATAATTGTCTTTCCTTCTACTTTTTCTGTAGCAGGATAAGCCAATTTCATATACCATACTGTAAAGGTCTTATATTCCTTAACCGAGCCATCAGCATTATAAGAAATAGGTATTTTCTTATTATTATCATCAAGCACATACTTAACTCGCCCACGTACATTATATACATAGGTATTGAGCGAAGGATAAATCTGAGAAAAATCAAGCACCTTCGTAAAGAGAGGTTCTTTCGTTTTATCCGCTCTAAGGTCAAGGGTAGAATACTTATCAATAGAGTAGGAGCGTTCCTTTCCGTCTATTAATATTGTACCATTGCCCTCATCTAATTGCAGACGAATATCGCCAGATGAAACATTCTCACCTTTGCTATTTACTTGTGTAATATTTCTAGTACCGCCGAAGATAGAGAAAGCGTTATAGTAGCCTTCTTTGCTATTATTGATACTTGGTACACCTACATTCTTTCCAACCTCTAAAACGACAGGAGTTGCACCGATTAAGACCTTACCGATGTAGATAATTTCATCATCATAGTCAATATGCCATTCGCAGTTATCTCCAATAGCATTTGTAATTGCTGTAAGTGCAGAAATAAAATCGTTATCGCTGAATGATACATTGACAGTATTTGCCGTTACATTTGAAAAGATAACTTTCCATCCGCATTCGCCAAACATTAAATCCTTGTTAAGGAAATCTTTTATTTTTTCGCTAAGTGCAGATGTAGTACCTACGAAAGACCATACATTTTGCTTTACCTCTACATTCTGTGAATTACGAGTATAGATAAAGAATGGGGTCTTCGATAGAATCATCTTCGGATGCTGGAATTGAGGAGTGTACTTCCAAGAGCATTCATCTGATTGAGTAGGCTCATACGATTCCAAGAGAAGAAACTTCCTAGTAACCTCTCTTACTTTATCAATCTTATATGTATAATTGATATACGCACCAATGGGCAGAATAACCTTCTCAGCAGCAGAGAAAGACAGAGAAATGTAATCTGACTTAGACATTTCCTGTTCTCTCTTAGCCGCTGATGTTACTTCTGCTTGCATCAGCAATTTATCGTTAATATCATATATCTTAATCATAACTTAATTCTATCATTCGGGTTATACTCCGTTAATTTGAGTACAAATTTACCTCTTTTTAGACCGTAATCACCAAACTGCGAGCATTGCGTGTAAACAAGTTTAAAAACCCTCTTTAGGCGAGGAACTTTCAAGCAAAATTCACCCGAATAAGCTATCTTATCAAGGAAAGCCTCATACTTCTGTAAGTAATCTTCTTCTGAACTACCTTCAAGGAAGAAAGAAATACTTACGTCACGCTTATCCTTCTTTGCATACTTTGATGTAGCGATAACCGATTGTCCGTGCTCCAATCGGCTATCGTTGGTTACATAGCTTTTTACTGGGGCAGGGGTCAGCAGAGCTTCTCGCCAACCCCTTACCAATGTAATACCGAAAGTATCAAGGTCAACGTAAGCTGAATCTGCTTCATCAACCAATTTTATAAAAGCATCATTCTTCATAACTTAATACTTATCCTTCATTAATTTATACATACTTGCGATGTCCTCACGTATCAATATAATAGGTGCTGTATTCTTATTGATTGCTTCCAACTGCTCCAACCCTTGATACTGAATATCTCGCATTTCTGAGATATTATTATATATCTGCGAAGCATAGATGCACAAAGAAGATACATCTATAGCGATAGCCTTACGAACCTCGTTTCCTTGCTCTTGTGCAATCTGTACCGCATAACCGATGCCGATAAGGCTGCTTACTTGGTCTGCGGTGATAGCCTCAATACCCTTGCCCGTTGCTGTTTGTTCGGAAGATGATTGCCCAGTATATCCAGTTATCTTTGCGATTTCATCACGTCTTTTCAAACCCTCATCAACAATCTTCTGATACTGCGTTTGAAAATCCTCGACATCCTGAGAACTAAATTTTCCTTCTTTCTCATCAATTTTCTTTGCCCATTCTTCATAAAGATTCTTTAAATCCTTATTGATTAAGTCTTCCATAGAATAGGAGAGCAAAGCTTTTTGCATCATTTCAGCGAAATTATTAGTGAAATCCTGTGCTGATTTACTCATATCCATGAGATTGCTAATAAAGTTATCCTTCATACTATCAAAGGAAATCTGAGTAATAGACTCTCTCCATTTATCTGTTAGCTCATCAAGATTCCCAGCAAGGTCTGCATAGTCTTCAAGTTTATCAAGAACACTTTCACCATATGCAGAACGCCCCTTATGATGCTTACCTGTTCCTCTTATTTTATCAACTAAATCTTCATAGGAAAGCAGTTTTTTCATCTCCTCTGGTGTAAGAGAGGTTATATCACCATTAAAATCACTCTTCACATTCTGCCTAATTTTAGCCATCTGTTCATCGTTAAAGCCACTCCAATAACTACTCCATGAGTGGTGCGAACCATGATAACTCATCTGTTGCTTCGCAATCTCCATAACGTTATGATTGTAGGTTTTTTGCTGTTGCAAAGCATCTTTATAGGCATTTGTGGATTCTTTACCATAGGTGTTAGACATTGTATCTTTGAGCTTATCTATAGATTTTTGTAGACGTTCATTGGATTCTGTAAGCCGTCTTTGCGTTTCTGCAACTTCTTTTGCATTACCACTACCAATGCCGAAGACACTACCTAATGATTTAATAGCTCCTATACCATTAATAACTGCCCCAATATAATTACCAGTAGCAAAATCTGATGCAGCTTGTGAACCTTTATTGAATGCATCTGCTCCACTTTTAAGTTTCTGTCCAAGGTCTGAATCACCAAAACCAAGAACATCAATCAATTCGCTTGCTTCTTGTAGTTTTTTGGCGACATTACTCATACTTTCTGACCACTCATTTGCAATCTCCTTGATAGATAACCTAGCTTTATCTTGTGTTACATTTGCATCCTCTTGTGCCTTCTTTACATCCTTTGTAGCCTTGCCGACTTTTACCTCAGAAACAGCGAGTTCATCAAAGAGTTTCTTTAATTTTTCGAGCTGTTCGTTGCTGAGATTCATCTTATTCTCATTAAAGAGTGCGCTCTTGTTCTGAGAGGTTATCTTATTTGTGCTTACAGATACACCCGTTTCAGCAAAGACTTTCTGTATAGCAATCCTCGTAGAGGACTGTCGTTCCTGGGCATTATATTGCTCAACTGTAGCTTTTCTTAATCGCTCTTGTGCGTCAGCAGCCTCTTGCAAGAGACGATTATATTCACGCACCTTCTCGTTAGACCATCCCCACTTGTCGGTCTGCTCTGAAATTGCATCATCAATCTTACCAATCTGTTCAGATACAACCTTCATATCATCAATATCAAGAGTACCCGAACCGAGAAGGTCTTTGAGCTTTTTTCTTAGGTCTTCGAGATAAGATTTGCTCAATCTTCCCATATCAGAGAAAACAGAATCCCAGTTTATAGAATCCTTAAAATCAGTAAAGTTGAGCTTCTTTAGCTGCTCTTCAAGGTCAGTTTTCAACTTTGCTTCCTCGAAAAGATTACCTTTTGCCCTTGCTTCTTTGATTTTCTCGTTATATTCCTCAACGATGGCGAGCTTCTGCTGTTCGAGGTTACCATACTCCTTCAGGTATTCACGATATGATTTTAATTCATCGGCATAAATCTCATTATTATATGATTCTACAGTCTTTTGCTCAATGATGGTATACTGCTCGGTAATCTTCTTAATATTCTTTGAATCAAGATGTTTCTTATCATCCCAAGTCTCAGCCTTACCACCCTTTGCCTTGATAACAGATTGCTGTGCGTCAAATTCAGCTTTCTGTCGGTCACGCTCAGCCTTGATAGCTGCATTCTTTCGCTCTTCAATCTGCTCAATTTCTTTGGATAGCTCTCTTTTGCGCTCGGCAATGACCTTTTCTTCGCCTTCTTTCATCGCCTTAATCTTTGCATCGGTTACCTCCTGTTCCAAAGATTGCCAAGCTTTTGCTCTCTCATAAGCATTCTTATAGATAACATCATCAAGCTTCCCCTCTGCTGAATTAATCTGCTTTTGCTGAGTAGCATCCTTCTTTGTATCCGATTTTGCTTTATTCGCTAGAGAACGTTTTGCTGCTTCCTCTTGTCTGATGAGCATTCTCTGTTCACTATTCTGTTGGATTTGCGTTCTAAGAACCTGTATTCTAAGTTCGCGCTCTGCGGCAATATCCTCCAAAGATTGAGTATGCAATTTAGTTTGCTTCTCATGTAACTTAACGAGCTGTTGCTGCTGCTTTATCTGAAAATCGTATTTCTGCCTAACAAGAGCCTTTGCCTCCTCAATGGCTGCGATTTTCTCCTTTCCTTGCAAGGTATATATCTTATTTTTTACCTCGGCAATTTTTCCTTCAAGTTTATATTGGGTCTCTGCGTTTTTTTTGATAGCAATCTGTGTCTCCTGAATCTTGCCTGCAAGGGAAGCCGCTTGCTTTGCCTTTGTAAATATTCCATTAAAAGCAGGCATCAACTTTTTTGATAAATCATCATTCGCAAAAGCATCATAAGCGGTCTTAACTGCGCCTATTGCACCTGATACACTCGTTTTGAATGCACCAACAACTGTTTCGCCAGCACCTTTAATTCCATCCCAAGTTTTTTTGAGACCAGCAGTAAAGGTGTCCCAATCCATATTTAATACACCTTTAATGGTAGTTCCAAGACCACCAATAAGGTTCACCGCTGCTTTAACTGCGGTTTTAAACGTCTTCACGAAGTTATTACCGAAGTCACGAAGAGGAGCGTTTGGCTTAGTGAAGCACTTGTACAAGTATTCTCCAAAGATAATCACAATATCTGTGATAGACTTAGCAAGAGAACCAAAGTAAGCCATCAGCTTTGTATAGACCTTCTGACCCTCTGCGGATTTAGTCATCCATGTATGCACCGCCTTGAAAGCAAGAGCGATTGCAGCAATTACCGCACCCACAGGTGTTGCACACATTCCCCATAGAGCCTTCGTTACAGACTTGATAGCGGTAAGAGACCCCGTTACGGGAATACCAAGAGCCTTGAAAGCTTCGCCGACCTTACCAATCTCACCTTGCAACTTACCATTGGCAGTCATTACATTGATGATACCGTTTTTAAAATCACTTAGACCAGACTTTGCTTGTGCGAACTCCTCACTAAAACGCTGACCGATGGAAGAACCGCTTACTTTTGCTTTCAGCTCATCAATAGGTTGAGTAATTTTATCTTTTATGCTCTGTCCGAAATCGGAAATCTTCTGCCATGAATCGGAAATCTGATTACGTAATCTACCGATAAAAGTTTCTTCGTTCTTCTCACGGATAGCCTCTTGCAAAACAGAAATATTATTCTTTGTCTTTTCTATCTCAGACTGTAGTTTCTGCAAGTCTTCTTTCTGCTTTTCTCCAAGTGGCTTTCCATCCATCTTAGAAGCTTCTGCTTCTAAATCTTGCAATTTCTGCTTACTCTCATCAAGCTTAGAAGTAAGTTCTGATAATGATGTGTCCTCAACGTTGATTTTAACAGTTGATGTTGCATCAGACTGAACGATGGTTGAACCGCCCTGAATCTTATTCGCAGCTTCGAGAAGAGCATTGTATTGCTGAAGGTCTGCATTAAGTCGCTGCTGTTCTGTTTGCCAATCATTGATTTTTGATTGAAGGGCATCAATATTTTCCTGTGCTTTCTCTATAAGCCTATTGTAGTAGTTAGCACCATTTCCTGTTTCGTTATCCGCAGCAGAAAGATTGTTCATAGCATTCTTATAGCTCTCAATCTTTGATTTCTGCACTTCTATTTTCTTCGTTGCTTCCTCGATATTTTTAGCAAAATCAGTTGCATCAAGCTTATTTTGAATATCTTCAATAGCCTTCTCATACAACTTCATATCTGCTTTCAGCTCCTTTGTGCTCTCGGATTGCATTCGTTCAATCTCAGCACGACCCGAAGCAACGGAAATATATTGCTGCAAAGCTTCTGTCAGATGTCTAGTTGCCTCTACGTTCTGATTTTCCGCTTCGGCATTCTGTGTTGCCGCCTCGGCATTTGCTACGTGAGCTGCTGCTTCTGCTGATGTGGCGGTTGCTGCCGTTGTAGCCGTAGCCCCTACAGCAATATTCGTTGCGGATTGAACACCATTTGCGCTTGTGCTTGCAACGGAGAAAGCACTTAATGCTTGGTACGCACCATTTACCTGAGAGATAGAGTTTCTTACACCATCATAAGATTCAACAAGCTCTTTTACATCACCTTTCGCCAATTCCAAAGAATGCTTTTGAGCATCAATTTGCTTGGTAAGCGAACCGAATGCCTCTGAGCCTTTTTCAGTCTTAGCTAACTGCTCGTTAAGTTTACCGATAGTACCTTCAATGGTTTCTACTCGTTTATTGGCGGTATCAATCATTTCAGGTACTAACTGAATCCCCTTCGTAGCTTCATCCATAGCAGATTTAAGAACCTGCATAGCCTTGGTGGTCTTTGTTGCAAGGTCTTCATCGGATTGCGCCACATCGTTAAGTGCCTTATTCATTCTCTGAGATAAGGCTTCTGTATCAACGCCGACACGATTCAATCCATCACAGAGCTTGTCAAGTGATGCTTGAATATCGGAAATATCCATCTGTCCGCTGATTCCAAGTATTTCATCTGCTGCTGCCATATTGTTTGCTTATTTATGTGATTATTACATCAAGCGCATAAAGAAATCATTAGCAGAGATTGGCTCATCTATCTTATGATACTCTTTTTGCGGCTTCTTTTGCTGTCTGCTGCCTTTTTTCGGTTCTTCCTTGGTATTTGTATTAAAGGACGGAATCGAGCGGTTAAGCAGAATAATATTAATGTATGAGCGATTAAATACGACCTCCTCGTAACTCATACGAAAGTACTTCATTACTTGTCCGATTGTTGCCCACGGGGAGTCGTTTTCGGCTCCGTCATTATCTTCGTCTGAGTCAGGAAAATTATAGAGGTTAAGAAAAAATTTGCATTAAACGAACCGCTGATAAACTTCACAAGCTCATTGAATGCCATAATACCAAGGTGCTTGCGTATATATCGCCCCCATACCTTGCGTGCCCACTTCTTGCGAAAGGCACACACGATAAAAATCTCACTCATTAAACGAGCTGTCTCAGAGTGCTCAAACAAAAGAGGGATTATATTAACTTTATCACCTTCTTTCCATGTTGGTTCTTTGATAGAGTTACCGAATGCACCCATTTCATAAATCTGCATAAAGGTGAGTGGCTTCACTTTAAAGCGAAACTTACCAACTTTAATCTTTACAGATGCCTCGGAAAGTGTCTTTGCTACCTTTTCCTTATCTGATGTTTTCATATCACAAATATGTTTTATAACATAAAAAGCGGTGCGGCTTGGGAAAGTTCCCTTACCTCACCGCCTTTTGAAGTTTAATTTTAAATCATATAAAAGATAAAAGCTTTACTTACTTCGCAATAGCCGCAGCACTAATATCCTTTGTGAGGATATTGCGATGACCGCTCTTCTTGTCACCCTTTGCATCGAATACCGCCATCTGACGGAACTCAATGTTAAGATTAGGAAGTCCACTCTTACCGATAGAACCACTGCGAGTGATTGTAAGTTTCATCTTAGACCACTGGAAGGTACGAGAAGGAATATCATCCAAATCTTTTGTTACAATCTGTACAGCCTTGTAAATCTCGGTTTCTTGTGGAAGCTCATTCAACCAAGCATCCTTACCACCAGTACCAGAATCCTTTGTGTAACCAAGAAGCTTAGTGAAGTTTTCTTCTGAGAAATCGTATGTCTGCAAGGTAAAGCCCTTTGTTGCTGCTGATGTGGTCAGCACTGCGTAAGGGTCTTCTGAATCCTCAACCTCTACATCCGATGTCTGTGCTGCCTGGTCGTTAAAACTCAAGCTACCAGAAACGACAGCCTTAATTTTGTCACTCCATGTTGTAGGATAGCCGCCATTTTCGACACAATCGGCAAAACTGAAGCTTTCCAAGCCATATACACCATTCTTTGCCATAGTTTTATTCTTTTAAATTATTATACGTTACATTAAATTTCATATTGACGTAATAAGTGTTATCGTTATCACGAGTTGGGCGAGAGATAGAGTAGAAATCGAAGTAGCAACCACCAAGATAAGCACCATCACCAAACAGAGAAAGAATCTTTTCAGAATAATCAGAAAGCTTCTTTATATCAGGTAAATTAGATGAGGTCTTAGGGCAATGAATATTCAGATTCACTACACCCTCATTAATGGCATCACTATACACGAAAGGAAGATGATTGATGGCGATATAATCACCAATAGCCAACTTTTCGGGTATCTCATACTTAAAGATACGCCCTTCCTCTATGCCTATGCTCTCAACGTTATCATTGAGATACTTAAATAATGCCGTTACCGCTTTATCTCCGAGTATCATATCTAACTATCGCTTTTAATCATTTCAGCTACTTCTTCAAAAATCTTCTTCATTTCGTTACGAAGGAAATACTTAGTAAGATGTAAGACATTGTAACCTTTATCCTCTACATATTTTCCGTAGTTCATACCAGCCACAATGACGAGAGAGTACCCTTTGGGTGCTACTACACCTTCTTTCTGTGCATACTCACTGAGTGCAGCACTTACGCCTTCCTGTCCTCCTTCCGCTTCTTCTGCCTTTGGAATCTTACCAACTGCCGAGGTAATGAGTTGCCCATCAAGGTAGAGAGCGAATGAAATTGAGTTCTTCAAATTTGCAGTTCGGTCTTGATAACCTTTGTTTTCTTTAGAGTAGGTGACCGCTTCTTCGGCAAGTTGCATCAAACGCATATTGAGGTAACTGATAATCTGCTGCCTCTTTTCGTTCAACCTTTTCTGTAAGGCTTCACGACCTTTGATTTGTAATTCAACCTTTGCCATATTGCCGCCTATTAGAGCCAAATTCTAAGATAGCGTTTCTTTAAGGTTACGAAGCCTTTAACCTCCATTTCCTTATCAATCGAGCCATCTTTCTTGGTTATCCAAACCTTTTCGCCTTCCTTCGGTATGAGAGGGTATTTTGCTTTTGAGAGAGGAGCATAGATTTCGTGCGAATACACGTACTGCTGCCCGTCTGTTAGAGTGATAATCTTCGCCTGCGAATTAGGCAAAATAACGCACTTTCCAAAGGTTTGCCATTCTCCTTCGGGCTGTTCGATAGGATTTCCGTCCTCATCAAAGCCATCTTGTGGAGCACCTTTTACTTTAAGTATATCTTCAAAGTTCATACGCTATCTATTTGATTACCATACCTTCACACTCTGAACCCAATAATCATCAGAAGTACTATCAATAACAAGGTCAGCATCCAATCCAGCATCCTTCGCAATAGATTTAATCATTTTATCAATGAGATTCTTGTCGTTCTTGTAACTCTGAGAGATACCGCCAACATTCTCACTTGATAATGGATTCATCTTGTAGAGGATACGCATAGCCGCATAGGCTACGGGTTTCTTTACCGCTACAGAGTATTCATCAGCCACGGATGCCGTGATGCTAAACTTATCAGTAGCATCAATAAACATCTTCTCCAAAGTCTCATCAGAGGTAGAGAAAGGCTGAATCTCGCTTGCTATGGCTTCTGAAATTGTCATGCTAATCTTGTTATCTTATGAAGTTTCACTTATTAAATCAATATATACATAACTGAGGGTCAGTGCATTAAGCACCAACCTTCAAGATAAAGAAGTCTTCGATACCATCGAATACTGGTTGCATCCACATTTCGTTGGTAAGGTGATAACCCTTCTTATCTCTCCAATAACCGATAAGGTTGTTATCGTATGTAGAGTAAGAAACGCCATCAACTGGGTCGATAGCCTCCAAGCACTCTGCGCACTTAGGCACAGCCACCTTATCGGCACACATCGCAACAACTCGGTTATCTGGGATAAGGTTAAAGACTGTCTTGTCAGGCAGCTCAACAAACTTATCCTCATCAATCTGAATTGTTGGTAAGAGGATAGAGCGCAGATAGATATTCATCTGGTCAACGCTAATCATCGGTGCAGTAGGATTGATGGTAATCTGACCGAGGTTCAAGCGGAAGGTGTCCTTAATCTCCTTTGCTTTACACATTGCGAAGAATGTGTTCTCAGACATACGAAGACGCAGAATCTTACGACCCTTCTTGCGAGCCTCGTCCTTCAATTTCTTAATATCCTCAATAGGAGTTGCGTTCGCCTCACCCCAATTTGTGGTAGCAGAAAGCTGCTTAACACCCAAATCAAAGGTATAAGATACGTTAGCCTTAGAGTTATTGGTACGTGATACAGTCTGAGTACCCTTGAACAATCCCTCGAAGTACAACATATCAATACGCTTATGAGGAGCGATAACCGCCAACTCGAAAGGTTTGAATGAGTACTTGATAAGTTCATCGTACTTAGCATTGAGCTGTGACTGTGTATAACCGCCACGTCCCGACATATCATTATACTTACCCTCCAAGAGGTGCATCTGGTCGAGGTAGTCGTTATCAAGCTCCCACTCATCGGCGATACGACCGATAGAGCCAGTAAGCTGACCCCAATCAGGCATAGTATGCAATGGACGCTCTGCGTTCTTAGCGACAACAGAACCAACCATAGCAGCAGCATAGGTAGCCATATTTGCCTGATATACCTTTGCAGCACAATACTCAACAGGCTTCAACTCGTTCTTCCACTCAGCCTTGTAGGTGGAAGTCTTCATGTATTCGTCAATGTAGGTCTGAAAAGACTTTGGGTCTTGCAGATTTTTCAAAATACTATTCATAATCTATAATCTCCACTTTTAAAGGTTACTGAATCTTGAACAAAGCGATACCGTTTGCTCTGATACCTTCCTTAATCTCATCATTGATAGGATAAGGGAGTGAATCTTCCTCTACCTCCATTACCTGTAAGGTAGGAGTTGCTGCGATAGAAGCTTCTTTATCTCTTATATCGAGAGTATCGTATGAAAATCCAAGAAGTACATCCTTAGTCTTATCGTAATCCGATACAATCGCATTTGCAGCAACTTCATTAGCAAGCTCTGACACAGTCAAAGTATCTACGCCATCGGAAGAAGTAATTGCCGAAATGGTCGCACCAGCAATCTTATCATTAACCTGGAATAAAGAACCACTAGCAATTTTTAAGGTTGTAGCAGCCTTGGCTGCTTTTTCTGTGACCTTTGCAGTCTTTACAACCTGTGCCTTACCACCAGTTACAAGTCTGAGAACTGTACCCTTCGCAACAAACTTTAAAGTAGCTGGAAGGTTGGTGAGGTCGAGGTCATAACCACCCTGTCGGCGAAGGCACTGCTCTTCAAGCCAAAGTGCTTCCTTAATATCCTCTGGCTTGGTTCTATGCAAAAAATAGCCTCTGTTTGACATAATTTTCTTCTTTTTAAGAGTTTAACATAATTCATTGATAATGCCTTACTCCTTTGGAGCATTACGCTCCGAGAAGCCTTGCATTTTTTTAATGAAATCATTCTGCTCGTCTTCGGGAGAGGTTGCCTTGGGGGCTTCAACAAAATTGCCGTTTGCTACAAGTGACTGCTTCAATGCTGTCCAATCATCGGCACATTGCTGTGCGAGAGTTTCAAGATTCTCTTCCTTGTCGAGCTGATAACGTGAACGGAACTGCTGCGGAACGTCCTTCAATTTTTCGCTCTTACCGAAAAGGTCATCAAGACGTGCTCTTTCTTCCTTTTCCTTGTATGGAGCAATAGCGGCGGCTACAGCTTCGCTAACTACTTTCTGGGTACTTTTGGTAGCCTCGGCAATCATCTGCTGAACCTGCTCTTGTGTAAGCCCTGTTGGAGGTACTGGAGGAGTAGGAGGAACTGGTGGAGTAGGCTTATGGTTAGGGTCGTTAGGGTCAATCCATCCATCGAATTTCTTCGTTGTTTCACTGACCGCACGATTGAATGATGATTGCATCATACCAACATAAGGTTCAACTGCCGAGATAGCACTCGTTACATCCTCGTCCTTTGACTCATCTGTTAGACCACGACTTGCAACAATCAGGTCAACCAGCTTTGAAAGTTCATCCTTCTTCAAACCATACTTTGCAAATGATGTTTTGGCAGAAGCAAGCACTTTTTCTTTTATTGTCATAGTAATTCTGTTTTAAACGTTAATAAATAAATAATTTCTGATTGCAAAATTACTATTTCTATTAGTAAAATAATAATAAATAATAAAAGCTGTGTAAACAAATGCTATTTTTGACGATTTTCTTGCGGTCTAAGCGGCTTTCTTTTAGTTTATGTATAGTTATTAAGAAACAAAAATAAAAGGCAAGATAGCCAATATTCTTGGTTACTTTGCCTTGCGTTGTATCAAATCTATCTTTGCCTTAACCTTCTTCGGATTCCTAGCATCGTGATTACTCAATCTTACCACATGATACCCAAGCCGCCATATACCCGAAGAGCGGTTACCATCCTTGCGCTTTTGGTCTTTAGTAAAATGATAACCACCATCGAGCTCAATAATCGTTTTTATCTCGGGCAGATATATATCAGCGAAGTATAGCTTTCTGCCCGTGACTATCGGTTGCTGTGGTATCACCTTATATCCTAACAGAGTGCAGATTTTCGCCGCAGCCTTCTCCGCATCGGTTGTATGTGAAAGGAGGTCGCAGCGAATTTGTCTGATAAGAGCCTTGCTTATCTTCATTGCTAATTTTGCTCTATGAGAGGTAAGTTGCCATGCTTCTTCAACTCCTCGTAAAGAAACAATCTTCCTTTCTGAGTCCATTTTGTGTGCATCACCGAGCCATTCGTTCCGTTTCGATGAACGATAGGTACAGTATCAGATTGCACATAACCATAAGGAAGGTACTTTGCGTACAATATCCACTGACCGCCAACCTTATGTTGAATGCCAAAATTACGAAGCAAGACATTGAACGCCTTTGCTGACTGACCGTAGTCCTGTGCAATTTGCGTTGTCGTTACAGTCTCATTGCTTGATAGAATCTTATCTACATAAGTTACCTTTGGTTGCATCTCGGATATAGCGCCGTTCAACTCTACGATTTCCTTTGAGCTTTCTTCAAGTTGTTTCTGTTGCTCTTCAATTTTTTGTTGCTGTTTTGCAGCCAACATCAGAGCCTCGGCAAATGACTGTGGCACTTGATATTGCTCACATTGTTTGATTTCTAGTTCTTCCCAACGAAGAATCAATTTCGCTCTTGCCTCGTCATTGAACTTAGTGGCGACATACAAGCACTCGGTTTTGTTTAGAATGTAGCAAGGGCGGTCTTGGTTGTTTGCGTCCTTGTATGAGCCGAGCGGAAATTTCCGTTGGGCTACTTTTTCCCAAGCAGCTTCCATGTTTCTGATAGCTTCAAGAACATCAGAATGCCGCTTACCTGTAACCTCGGCAATTTCAAGCGAGGTCATGGTTTCTTTCTTTATCAACTCTTTCATATCTTTACTATTTTTGATTTTCTAACATTTTTATCTCATCTTTTAGATAGAAGATTGCTTTGCTTAAATCCTGCATTCTCTGTTCACGCTCTGAGAGGTTCATTTCCTTCTTTCCTTTGCGTAATAGATACTTGATAGCCGAGCCGCAATTAAAATCAAGGTGGCGGCAAATATCAATTGGCTCTATGCCGCAGAGTTCCTTCAACCAAGCGTAATGGTTAGGATGATTAACCATTTCTTCCTTTTCCTCTGTGACTATAGTACCATTTTTTGCAATCTCTTCAAATTGTATAGGAATATTCTTATCGAATGGAATATTGTATTTATCTGCTATAATATTGCATTCAACAATAGCTTTATCTATCTTGGCAACTTTTAATGTCAGAGGGTACATATTGGCAAGAGCATATTTAGTTCCCTCAATATCATAAATATAACCTCTTAATTTATTGCCTTCCATACCAATCACCTTATCAGGTTCTATTGGTAAGGTAAATACCAATCCTTCACGTATCTTCATTGATTCTATCATAATTCTTACTTTTTAAAAAGTTTATCAACTACTGATTCCTGTAATTACGGATGCATACATCTTACAACCCTTGCTTCTGTATTATTTTTCTTCTGATAGCAACAGATATTGCATTCAAGTGCCCCAACCTTATTTATGGCGTGCGTATATCGCCCACATTCGCCGAAAGGACAATCTGTAATATACTCAATACCGCCGTGAATAAACTCACGTATCTCATATTTAACTGCCGTATTCGGCTTCTTTTCTTTCTTTTGGTATAACATATTATCTTATCTCAATTTTGATTTTATAAATCGACTTCTGCTTCAAGTTTTCCGTGCCATCAAGCAAAAGATGAGCAATGATGTTATCTACTGATTCGCTAATAGCTCTCTTCGTATATTCGTGATAACTGCCGTCTTCTTTTTCTTGATAGACATTTACACTGCCAGAGCTATCATCTGTGACAATAACCCCATTATCGGCGAACTCTAGCTTAAAATTAAGTTTTTCCATATAATTATTTTTTTTGTTCCATAAAATGTTTCTGTTGTATTAACATCATTCTTGTAATCAGATTCTGCATCTTTTCGATAATAAACTTCGGGGTCTCCGAAGTTCTGATAAAGAAAGGATGCTTCCCTCTCTTATGCTTATTGAAGAATAAAGCATCATCTTCACCCTCCATCTTTACAGCTATCATGTACTGACCGATGAAGAGGTGGGCACTTCCCTCTTTTCTCTTTCGAGGTGTGGTGTATTTGATACCGTTCTCGTCTAAGAAAGACATTAGCTTCTTTAATTTCGTTTCATTTTTCATCTTGCATATCTCCTATAGTTTAGTTATCGCTTAACATTTTCTCAACCTCATTATCGTATTTGTTTCTTTTGCACCAAGTAGTGAGGTCAAAGATTACTTCCGCTTCCTTTCTAAAGCTCTTGTATAAGCTCAGATAGTTTTTCTTTGTTTGTGCGTTAGCCTTTCTCGCCTCGTGGAAAAAGGTAAAGTAATTCTTAAAATATTCCGAATGTATTGTGATAATATCGGCATCTTCGCATTTTTGCATCATAAACAGCGTTGCTTCTACCATAACGACTGCCTTTGAAGCGCAATAGATGTGATTCTTTTCTTTTGCTACAACTTCTCCGTTCCTTATGATGATAACTGAAAATTTTCCTGTTGCGAACTTATCTTCATAATCACAACTTACGTAGCACTCATATCCAACAAGTTCTTTTGCTGGTGTGAGGTAAGTATCGAGCCAATTTTTCTTTTTCTCCATTTTGTATCTCCTGTGTTATTATATAATCGGGTGGGGGCATACGGGCGCACGTTAGTTAATTATTTCTTGGGGCTGTCGCCCCTATAAGGGAATAAATTTAATTAAAGCCCAAATCCCTTATTTTATTATTTTTGATTTTACATAAATTACATTTTCGCCTCCTTTCTTCTCATACCATGACGAGATATTGATATTGCATCGTCCATCTGCATACGATAGATATTCGATTCAATGGAAAATGCACTTCTACTTTTTGCGTTTATAACTATTATAGAACCTTCAAAATCCGTAATAGCCATATTGTTAGTACATACCTTTGCATCGCACCTTACTTCCTTGATTCTTGTGCGCTTATTGATGATACCCTTGTTTATAAGCTGATTTGTAACTTTGAACGCTTGGTACATCGTACCATAGATAACATCCTTGATTCTGTCATAAGATAAACCTTTGTTATCGCTAAACTTCTTCCTCAACATACGACTTTCACGTTTGAGAGCCTTGCGAATAGTCTTTGCATTTCTCCCATTCGTCCCCTTATTGTGCGTATTGATTACGTCCTCTTGCATTCTAACTTGGTTCTCCATGACAATCCTTCTCAAAAGGTTTTTGAGGGCAGGAAATGTCATCTTCGTCAAATCATTCTTGCGAAGCTTATAACTATATCCATTATTTGAATGTATGCTACGTGCAATGAATCTCTTCTTTCCATTTTTCTCTTCAAAACGGAAATACCCTATCTTGCAACCATATTCAAGCAGTCTCTTCAATTTATTATTGTCAATATGCAATAATTTAGCGCAATGATTATATGATACAAGATTAAGGTCTGATGAGCGGAATAAGAGCTTTATTTTAAGAAGCAAGCAGAAGGCATCTAAGCGATTCCTATCGCTCAGAGCAAACTTAGCTTCCTGTATTCCTATTCTTATTCTTTTCATCATTATATATATATTAATGTAAAAACCAAACAGATGAAAGGTGCTATCTATCATTCTGCTTGGTTTGTATATCAAACCCTTTCACTTGTGTTGATTGGGCATATATGATTCTTTTCTTTGCTTGGAAAATAGCACTTTCCTTTTTATGCCGCAAAATTATAAAGAAAATCTGAGACATTCGCTTAAAATCTATTAAAAAACTAATAGCTAATATTAATAAACTAAAAATAGCTATTAGAAAATTTGGTGGTCTGAGATAAAGTTATTAATTTTGCGGTATCAAAGTTAATAAAATAGCTTTTGATACATATAATTAATGTAGAAATTATTAATAAATTAAAAATAGGAGATACGAAAAATGAAAAAAGAAAAAGACATGATGAATCCATGTAATTGGAGAACCGAAGATGTAAAAGATGCGGTACAAGCAGCAATGCTCGCCGCTAGTGGAATTATTTTAGCGTATGCTGTTATCTGGCTCGCTTACTAAAAAAGGAGGTAATATGGAGATAGTAACAACATTAGTTAAGTTCCGTTGTCGCAAGGATAAAATGATGGAGCAGTCAAAGAATGCTCAGATTTTTCTCTTTGAAGACAAAGAAGGTAAGACTAAGGTATTCGTACCTAAGTCTAAACTAATTATCAAGGATGATGCTTTAGATAGCAACTATAATCTTTGCATCATACCTAAATGGGTATTCTTTAGCACAAAGAACCTTTCGCAGAATGTTGAGTTGGTAGGAGAAACGCAACACATGGAGGTTCTCAATGATATTGAAGATTAATAGTATATATAGTAATAATTATTTTGTTTAATGTATTAAAAAATAGGAGATACAACAATGAACACAATGGCAATGAATTTGATGGCACAGCCAAGAGTAAATGAAGTAGCGGTTGCAAAGCAGCCAGAGTTAAAGAGCGCAGACGAACGTCAGTTTTTGGATTTTGACGTAAGTAAGTGTCAGATACTTACCTTGGAGCAGCTTGAAAGAACTGAACGTGAGAACGATGCTTACGGCAAACCTCTCAAAGGTATCTATCATCACGAACTGATACATCGTGTAATGGATATGTGTAAGAGCTATGGTTATGAGCCAGAGATTTATGATTTATTTGCTTCAAACAACAAGGATAAGAAAAATCCTGGTGTAAGCATCTTGCCACAGAAAGAAGCTCAATTCGGCGATAGAGCGGTAGAGGCTCATATTTTACGAAGAGTTTACTGTAATATCCGTCTCAGAGATTTCGATAAAGGGGAAGGCAAGAATGAGGTCACAACCAATATGGCGGTATCATTCCATCAAAGAGGAATACAGCTCGGAATTGGACGTAATTGTGTTATCTGTCATAATACATGTATGCTTTCACCAGAGCAGTATGCGGCTACCTATTCAGATACAAATAGCAACCGAAAGTCATATACACTTGAAGAGTTGCTCTTAAAGGCTGATGAGTGGCTACAGAACCTTCGAGGTATTGTTGCTTCCGATGATGAAAAAATCGAAGCAATGAAGGCAAGAGAGATTAGTGCGCAGGAAATGTTTACTATAATAGGTATGCTTACTGCTCTACGTGTTTCATCTGAGACTAAATATAAAGAAATACGTAACTTGCAAACTATACCTCTGAATCAAGCTCAGATAGGTCGTCTTACCGAGAAGATGATGCTTACCTATCACGAGCAAAATAAGGTGACAGTGTGGGATTTTTACAATGCCGCTACGGATATGTATAAACCGCACTTATTAGACCAGCCAATGATTCTTTCACAGAATATGGCAATGGTTAGTTTCATTAATCAGAATTTAATATAAGAGTAGGGCGAAAGCCCTCTCTTTAAAGAAAGGATTAAAAATATGGAAGAGATTTGGAAAGATATACCTGAATGGGAAGGATTTTATCAGGCATCGACTTTTGGAAGAGTTCGTTCTGTAGATAGGGTTCTTATGAAACAAAATAGTCATGGCTTTCTTTCGCCAAAAAAATACAAAGGGAAAATAATTTCCCCAAATACAAATAATCGTGGTTATCTGTATCTTTGCTTATGTAAAGACAATAATCATCATTGGTTTGCCAAGGTTCACCGACTGATTGCAATGACATTTTTACCAAACCCAAATCATCTTTCAGATGTGAATCATAAAGACGGAGATAAACTGAATAATAAAGTCGATAATTTGGAATGGTGCTCTCATTCTGAAAATCAAAAGCATGCGTTGCGTACGGGTCTTAATATAAAGCCTTATGCGGCTGGAAGATATAAAAAAGCTATACTACAAATTGACCCGATTACAAAAAATGTTATTGCTGAGTTCGATAGTATTACGGCTGCTACTTTATATTTCGGTAAAACCAATATAACAAATATTGGTAACGTGTTGAATGGTAGGCACAAAATTGCCTATGGATTCGAATGGAAATACAAATAGCAATGAGTAGCTTCATTCAGAATAAGTTGATTTAAAATATAACTACATAAGATTGAATATTGAAGTCATAAGAAAGTCGTTTTTTGAAGAGCCATAAAGCCGCCGTGAGGTGTCGGCTCTTTCTCTTAGAAGAATTATTTTATTCAGATAAATCTTGCCGTGAGGTAAGTTTTATGACGTTATTTTTGAAAATTTCATCTTTTTGCCCTACGGCGGTAGGGCATTTATATCCCGAGAAAAACCAATCGCACGGGGTGCGTGAGCTGTAGAATAGTGGTTCCGACTTCTTTTAGTTAGAATAGATGTATGTATTATTTTCCATGCTTTTAAAGTATATGCGAAGATACTCCGTAATAAGCAGCTCTTAATAAGCGGAGGTTGGCGAGGGTTCGATTCCCTCTCTTGGGGCTATGTTTTTTTAATATATATAATATGACAGATTTTAACGGAAAATTAAATTTGCTGAAGCTCAAAAGAGCTGGCGTAATGCAAATCCAAGGTCGAACCGAGGTGCTTCGGTGTGTGGTTATTCCTATCGAAGATAATAGTATCTTCGTTACAACAGATGATAATAATCAACCAAAGGCTGCTTATCTCGACCTTACTGCTTGGGAATTAAAGAACCCTAAGTATGACGAGACTCACATGATTAAACAGTCGTTGCCTAAAGAGGTTCGTGAGAAAATGACAGATGAGGAGAAAAAGGCGATGCCTATCCTTGGTGGTTTAAAGCCTGTAATTTTTGAAAGTCAGAATGCGGCTTCTTCTTGTGCTGCACCTTTTGCTCAAACACAGGATTTGAATGACTTACCTTTCTGAGCACAGACTCTCTTAAATAATGGTTTTAGATTAGTTTTAGATTATTAGAAATATGAGAATTAGAACGAGTAATTGGTTTGAGGTAGGAATCCGCTACCAAAAGACCCAAGAAGATGGTTCAGAGAAATCTGTGACCGAAAAGTATGCGATTGATGCCTTATCCTTCACGGAAGGTGAGAGCGCAATCACAGAAGAAATGGCTGCTTATATTAGCGGTGAGTTCAAGGTTAAGTCGATGCAAGAGGCTTCGTACAGAGAGGTGTTCTTTTCTGATAAGGATGATGATGATTGCTGGTACAAGGCAAAATTGCAATTCATTTCCTATGATGATAAGACCAACAAAGAGAAGCGTAGCAACGTGACATACCTCGTGCAAGCAAAGTCTATGCACCGAGCAATCAGTAACATTGATGAGGTGATGGGGAAGACACTTATCGACTATGATATTGTGGGACTTAATAAAACGACAATCACAGATATCTTTGAGCATGATTTGGAAAAGCATCAAGGGCTTTGAGCAAAGTTATGATATATCAGATACAGGATTAGTTCGTTCTAAGGTAAATAATAAAGGAAAGTTAAGATATTTAATAAAGAAAACTCATGTAAATAATAACGGTTACGAGGTTGTTCCTCTTAGTCATAAAGGGAAACGTAAACTTTTGGCAGTACATCGTATTGTTGCATTAGCTTTCATTCCTAACCCAGAGAATTATCCGCAGATTAATCATAAAAATGAGAATAAACTTGATAATACGGTTGCTAACTTAGAATGGTGCACTTCTAAATATAACTGTCAATATGGAAGTAGAACAGAAAGAATGCGAATGAAAAGACGAAAAGATAAGCGTTCTTTTAATGTAGAGCAAATCGATAAAGAAGGAAATGTTGTTAATACTTTCTTTTCTATGAAAGAGGCTCAAAGAATTACAGGTATAAGAGAAAGTGGTATCTCAAAGTGTGTAAATGGAATAATATTATCAAGTGGAGGATTTTATTGGAGAAGAATAAATAATAAAATAAAAAAGTAAGATTATGGCAAGACCTAAGAAAAATGGCGCAGAACAGCCTTTGAATTTAGATGGCAATAATATGCCTATGGAGAATGAGAACGATCAGCAGAGCCACAAAAATGCGGCTCAGCAGCAAAGTGAGGAGCAAGTTGAGGAGTTTGAGGAAGAGGATGAGCTCCCTTTTGAAGTAGAGGATGGAGTTCCTTCCCCTATTGATAATGATAGTAATTCATTTGTTATCTATGCTCCAAATGATATTGAAACTCGTAAGGGGCGAATGGAGGTGGTATCGGGCATTACTCTTAAAGAGGGTTATCGTGGATTGATTGTTCCAATTACATTTAACGCTCTTCATGGTTTGCCTACGGAGTCAGATTATCGCCTACAGCACTCCGATGTGATTTCTACGCATGTAGAGGAGAAGGAGATGGTAAGACTTGTACTCTCCATCAATGATGAAACAATGATACAAGAGCAGACGAACTTCGGTTCACGCTCTCGCTACCTTATCATTCCGGAGGGCTCTCCGCTTGCCGTTCTTTTGATTTTTAAGCTGTGAAATATATAATTGCGGATGGAGGTCTATTCTATAGTATCTCCTTCCGCTCTATTAAGTAAACTATGACAGAAGTTGAACGTAAAATGCGCAGAAGTAAATACGGCAAGACCTACTATTAAAAGCATCGTGAAGCTTGCATCGAAAGAGCCAAAGCTTGGTACAATGCTCATAAAGAGTATCGTAGGCTGTATATGCTTGCGTATAATGGTAAATAGTATTTTTATATGGATGAGTTGGATAAAATTAAAGAGTTGAATACTCAATATAAATTGCTGCGAAATAACGGAATGGTGGTAAAAGTAGACCTCGTAACCAATGTGGGAACTTATGTAGTAAAGAACACTAACATTATTAGCAAGGTGCTTGACTTACTTATCCGTGAATCGCAGAAGCAGATAGAAAGTGAGGTGAATACATGATAGGATTGAATGATAGACCAACAAGAGCAAAAAGGGTTGTTGTGGTTCAGTTAAAAGACAAAAAGCCTGAACCTTTCCTTACTTGCCCAGAGATTTATTTAAAGTACGATAAAGAGAAGATTGGCATCTGTCTTAATGCTCTATGGAATGCTCTTGCTAAAGATGGTTGCTACGAGAATAAGAAATGCAAAATCTCTTATCAAAGTATCGAACAATTAAAAACATTGGCATGGGAGTAGGTTATAAAGGGTGTTGTGTACTAAAATATCCTCATTCTATAGATGATGGATTATTAGCTCTGTACGCACAGGGGCTTACCATACCCGAAATTAGTAAAAAGGTAGGTATACCTTATGAAACAGTACGGCGGCGACTAAAAGGAAATGGAGTTAAACCTGCATCACCACGATTTATCGCTAAGTATGGTGAAATCCGTTATTTAGGGCGTTTCCGCTACTGGAGCGAGGAGGAGGAACAGAGATTTATTAGATTATTTCCCTTTCGTACAAATAAAGAAATTGCTAAAATCTTCTGTTGTAATATCAGAACAGTTAAGAATAAGGCTATGTCTCTTGGGTTAAGAAAAGATGCCGTATGGTTACATGAGTATAGATTATCTTCCATGAAGATTGCTACCATTATATCCAAATCAAGCTCTAAGAAGTTTAGGTTTAAGAAAGGGAATAAATTCGGACATAAGTTTAAGAAAGGGTTTAAGTACGATAAAGAATTTTGGGAGAAATATAGAAGAGGTGAGGTTTCTTTGCCTTGATTTTATTTTTTCTTAGTATATATGATAAAGTTAAAAAACATTTGTAATATGGAAGAAACTAAGTATAATAATGATGTACCTTACGAAAGAGTAGTGCTTAGAGTGTTAGAAAACTACTCGAAGATGCAAATCAAGCTAACTCGTTACCAGAAGAAGGTCAAAGAGCAAGGTGAGTTGCTTAATAAATTAAACAACAAACACAATGATTACGAGAAGGTCGTAGCTGAGCGTGATGAGCTTCTCCAAAAGAATAAAGAACTTTCTCGCCAATTGAAGATTTACGAAGGTGTGCGTAAATACTTCAATGGTCAAGTCTCAAAATTAGAAACTGATAAATAATATATCAATATGAAGAAGATTTTATCTTGGTGCGGTTCTCATACTGAGCTGCTATGTGCATTCTTTTTGTTAGGATGCTGTATCAGTAGTGCGGTCAAAGATGGTTGGTCTGTGGCGATATTATTCTTGCCGTTTATCGCTATGTGGATATTTACCTATCACTTACAGAAAGAGATTTCCCGTCTTATTAAGAAGAATGAAGAGCTGAAAGAAACTAATAAGCAGCTCGAAGAGGCTTATGAGGATAAGACTTTAAAACTGAATAGATTTATGGATTTTAAGTCACTCTTTTATTATAGATACCTCTTAGCGCAGAATGATGTTAATTTATGCAAGAAGAAGATTAGCTGCGGTGACTATCTTTCAAATAGGAAGTATTATGAAAATATGATAGAGTTCTATCTTAAAAAGATTTTGGACAAGGTTGTGTAATAATGAAGTACGATGAGTTTTTAAAGAAGGAGCGCCAGAAGAAAGGCAGAAGCAAACCACGGCACATTGAATCGCAGATTCAGATTCAGATGGTGAAGTGGTTTCGCTTGCAATACCCTCGCTATATCATTGCCGCCATCCCTAACGGAGGACAACGAAGTGCGCTTGAAGCGAAGATTATGAAAGGCGAGGGCGTTTTGGCTGGCTTCTCCGACCTTATTATTATAGCAAGAGAAAATGTCCTATTTATTGAAGTTAAAACTAAGGACGGAATTCAATCTGATTTACAAGCCAAATTTCAGTCTGATGTTGAGCGATTAGGCTTTCAGTACAGCATTTGCCGCTCCTTGGATGAGTTTATCTTAACCATCGAGAAATGGTTAAAAGATAAGTTTTCTATGTAAAAATATCCGATTTTCTTAGTTTTATATTAATATCTATTAAAATACTAATAAAAACACCGAAAAGATTTGTTGGTTTCAAAAGAAATTATTAATTTTGCGGTGTAAATAATTAATAAATAGGTTTAACAATTAAAAGATACAACAATGGAAACAAAGAAAATCGCTCGATTCAGATTTACAGCACTTGCCCATACTTTCGATAGTTGGGATGAAGTCTTAGGTTATTACGAAAGACTTGTGAAGCGTGGTGAATGTGTTGTACTTCCTACTGTTTCATTTTGGGATGGTAAGGTAAGAACCAACAAGTGGCACGCACAGGTTAAAGAGAATGGTAAAATTGAGTTTACAGAAATTAAAAAATAGGAGATACGACAATGATTACAATTATCAATAAATACACTGGCGAGGTTATCACCAAGTACTCAGGTGCTTTGGTTGGTGAATCTACAGAGGATTCTTTTATTGCCAACGCAAAGGGTTCGGGTACGTTCAGAGGACGTTGGAATGCTATCGTAGAGGTATTCATTCCATTGAAAGGCTTGAATGCCACACAATGCCTTCTTAAAAGCCTATACGCAGTGAAGGAATGTATAAAGAAGAAATAATTAACGTTTAAATATAGGAGATACAATTATGGAAATCAAGGTAAATATACCACAAAACGATTATGTTCAACCAACCGAAGTTAGAGAGGAAGTCGTACAGGCAATCTGTAATGCCTTCTTATCTAATAGTTGTTGGGATATTTTTCATCCTTTCTCAGGTGCAAATAATGGTAGCCGACCTGCTACAAGACGTATTAGTTTGAGCAATCCACGTTTTAGTGGACACGCCAATGATAAGGATATGGTTAAAATACATGGATGTGAAATGAAAGCTGCCTTTAAGGTATTGATGAAGGCTGGTTATCACATGTATAAGGTATATGACTACGGCTCTTGGATGGGTTACGCTTGCGATAAGAAACCTTTCCGTGAGGGTGCATCTGAGGTTCTTACGTTTAACGATTTTATTGATTAAGCTTATGTTTATAGAATTTAAGAATTTAAATGTAGCATTCGGAAAAGAGTTCCCTTTAGCTATCGTGTACCTCAATAAGTGCGATGGTGAACGTTTTTTAAGGGAGCAAGACATAGCGAAATCTGGCTCTTTTAGCTGCTTTATTTCGCTTATTGCAATCGTTGATAACGTACCACAAAAAGCGAGATGTAAGATTATCTTTACTAATTATCGCATTCTCAATAAAGAAGAGGAGAAAGATGTGTTAGATACTCTTAAACGAAGTAATCTTACTATCAATGATAAAGGGTTTATTTCCTTCCTTGATTATAAAAAGGTTTGCTTTGAGGTTGATGGAAATATCCTTACCTATGATGACTTCTGTAAGTATGAATTACCAAAGGGACAGGTATTCAAAATGGTCTTTGATAATGGTTATTCTTATTATGGCTCAAAGCCTTTTAAGGGTAATGCAAAGAAGTATGCTGATACAGCCATAAAAGTTGCCGAGAAATTAAGGTATCTTTGGTCTGGTTGGGCAATGGGCTTTAGGCTCAATAGTCTTTTGAATATAGATGTTGTTTACGGCAAAGATGAACGTTATTCAGTTGTATCTAACACATAATGATTATGGAAGAGGTTAAAGAAAAGAAGTTTATCATAGAAGCAAAGGGCGAAGTGCCCTTTGCACAACGCACGGGTGATGGCTACGAGCTATTCAATAACGAACGAACAATGAAGTTCTGTGCGAGAAGGCAACAGATACTAGATAATGAAACGGGTGAACAGAAATCTTGTTTTGCTGTTTTCTGCTTCGTTAAAGAGGATGATGGATGGGTACAAGGTGATAACTATCATCAGACGGAAACCATCACCTCTTTTGTTAAGGATTTGAATATCTCTCCTTATTTTACCAATGCTGTAAAGGAATATCGTGAGCAGATGGAAATCACAGAAATATGGGAGGTGAAAAAATGGGAATAGGAGCGATTTTAATCATCATAGGCGCATCCGTCATCGCATTGAGCAGCGTTGTTGCTGTTGGCGCAATGAATGGAAAATTAGAAGGTGTGGTAACCATACAAGAAAAAATCTTGATTACTATATTCTTATTAATCTTACTCATAACGGGTTGGGTGCTATTGTATAACGGAATATCAATAATTAATCTGTAATAAAATGGGAAAGAGATTAAGCTTAGAAGATAAAGCTAAAATAGCTAACGGCAATGAACGTCATTGTAGGCAATGCAATCATCGTGTTTGCCCAGATGGTTTGCTTGAAGTATGTTCGGAGGCTTTTATTCGAGGGTACAAGAAAGGCTATAAACAAAGTCAGAAAGAACAGAAAGAACGTATTGATAAGATACTCCACCCTGTTACTGAGCCTTGTGGTAGTAATGCTATCTTTGTCTTTTTTAGAGACGTAAGAAGTGGTGAATTACAACCTTATATTGAGGATATGAGAATGCCTGATGCAAAACGTTACCAAGATATAGGTTCAATAAAGTTTTCGCCAGAAAAAGACGAGCCGCAAAAATTACAGGTTGCGTGGTGTTATCCGAAGGATTTGGTTGAGCTTCTTGGATATAACAAGAAGTATGCCGATTTTGAGCGTATAGCTCTTTCTGAAGGCGCATTCTCTTATCCTCGTGAGGAGTATGAGGAAAATCTTCAAAAGTACTCTGCCGTGCGCTATGAACACAAAAAATATTATCATTATCGTAAATTAAAAAAATAGCTTTGTTATGGATAAAAAAGATATTAGTCTAAAAGTTATACTTGAAATCGGTGGCAACCTTTGTGGTATGACCATAAAGGATAAGGATGATAAAGTTGTGCTATTCGAGCATTTGTCATTTAATGAGCAAATTAAGATTCTCAATAGCCTTAGTCAGAATTATAACTGCCTTGTGCGGTTCTTAAAAGAAAAGGAGGGATAAGGTATGAATTTGGTTCTATTTGTATTGATTATCATATCTGTTGGGGTTACTTTCGGATGTCTTGTGCAAGGTAATAATAATAAGGAGAAGTAAAGTATGGAAGCAACTATTTTATTAGGCAATCATAATGATTGTAAGATTGATACGGGAAGATATGTAGAAACGGACGTTATGGGTTGGAAAGCCATTGTCTATCTACCGAGTGGCATTGATAATGAGCAGGTTCAGAAAGCCCTTGATTACGCTTATTCTACTCTCTGTCAGAGTTGCTATATGGAGTTTATCTTGGCAGACAACTTCCTTCTAATTTCTAAGGAGGTCTTTGATAAGAAGAAGGTGTTTAAGTTCAATCTTAAAAAGCACTTTACTGAATGCCAAACATCTATTCGTGATACGATGAAGTTGTATGAGCGAAATATGGATGAAGACTACTATAATGAGTATTCTACTTTTCTGTGGGATTTGATTAAGGATAAGGTTGAGAAGTTACGAAAGATGATTGAAGATAAGCTTCGCAATCTGAAATGCAAGTATAACCCTTATCTCTGCTCGTATGTCATTATGATTCAGAACCTCGTACAGCAGATTAATGATACCCATATACACGTTATGGAGATTACCGAAAGGGAGTATGGAGTTGATATTGCTCCAAGCTACGAAAATTATCGGGCTAAAATGGCATTTACGCAAGCGGATAATTGTCTGTACGACATCATGCACGATGAAGCAGAGAAATTCCGTGACAATATCGTTAAAGATAAGAAGGTTGTCGCCGTATGGTCTGATATAACAAGAACTCTCTATGACCCTATCAATGCAAAGAAGGCTCGTTTCTCGGCTTTCTATAGCATGCCTGAGGAAACGCAAGCTCTCTATAATTTGAGAGAGGAGGATGGATTCTGCGAGCCTAAAGACGGCACTAAGAAATTCAAGAAAGGAGCGTAGGGTATGGAGTTAGATAATATTTACTTCGGAGATTGCATTAACCTTATGCGTGATATTCCTGATAAAAGCATAGATTTATGTGTTACGGATGCCCCATATCTCCACAATAAATCGCCACTTAGTCCTACGTATGATGGGAGTGAATGGAATCAGAAAAGTTCCTTTGGAAAATCGGAGCTTTATAAATATGGTGGTGATATGATGGGAGGGATGAGTTGTTTCGGCGAAGAAGAAATAGATAAGTTCCTTGATGCATTAAAGCCGAAAATGAAGATAATGAATGCTTATATGTTCTGTTCGGAAGAACAGGTACCGTATTATTGTAACTGGGCAAATAAGAATAGCCTGATGTTTACAATACTCGTCTGGGAGAAGCCGTTATCTATCATTAACAAAAATCGTTTTTCGCAGAACCTGGAGTACATAGTAAGAGTGTATGATTACGGTACTGCTCTTAATCGGTTAAATAATAACTTGTATTATAATCGGGTAAAGAAAGAAAAACCGATTAACGGGAAAAGTAAGAATCATCCAACAGAAAAACCTGTCTCAATTATGCAAGAGTTCGTTGAACTGAGCAGTAATGAGGGTGATGTGGTCTTGGATGCGTTCTGTGGCTCTGGTACGCTTGCGATAGCGTGCATTAATACTAACAGACATTTCATTTGCTTTGAGAAGAATAAAAAATTCTTTGATATTGCTAAGAAACGGGTTAAAGAACGGAAGCAACAACAAACAATTTGGTAATTAGTTGTAGGTATGGATAGAGAAGATATGCGTAGGCTGATACATTATGCACGTATTCGTGCTAAGCAAAGAGGATTAAAATTATCCCAAATTACCATTGAAGAATGTATTAAAGATATGCAATTTTGGGAGAAAGGGATTTTTGCGTATGCGCCTTTTAAGGTATCTTAAAGAATAGACGGATTCTCATTTTATCTTAATATATATGTTGTATCTCTTTGGGGGCGGTGGTCTCGGCTGCTGCTCCCTTCTATAAGTATAATAAGTTTATCAAGGTAAAGAAATAAGTCTCTGATTCTTAACACGAAAGCTATTAAGCACTATTAATTCCGATTTATTTCTATTAATATCAAAAATAGTTGGAGAAAAATTTGGTAGTTCGCAGATTTCTTTTTAATTTTGCGGCGTTCAAAAATTATATCGGATGAGTTGGAAGCTCTTCCGTGTCTTATAGGGAGGGCATTTTTTATGCTCGATTCTTCTTAGAAAAAGATATAGATGTATCGCCCCCTGCTTGCATTATAATGGTGTAGGCGTGCTTTTCCGATATAAGCATTGAACAAGGTGGTAGCGATACATCTTCATTTTGTATCAACCACACATTGTTAAACGTTCAAAATAAATATCGGAAATGAAGAACGTAGAAATTTTTAATTCTCCTATGTTTGGAGAGCTTAGAACTTCACGGAACGAGAAGGATGAACCTCTATTCTGTTTGAAGGATGTGTGTAATTCATTAGGGCTTTCTGATACAGGTAAAGCCGCTCATCGACTTTGTGACGTTACTACTATTCGGGTCTCAAAAGAAGTAATAAGTCACGGAAAAGGTACGGGCATAATGAAAGAAGAACCAATGCTGTTTATCAATGAGCCGAATCTTTATCGTTGCATCTTCCAGTCTCGCAAGCCTGCCGCACGCAAGTTCCAAGACTGGGTCTTTGATGAGGTCTTGCCTGCTTTGCGCAAGGAAGGTGGCTACATCGTTTCAACCGAGGCAGATACCGAGGAAGACATCATTGCTCGTGGTCTTATTGCCGCAAAGGCAGCATTAGCACGTAAGGAGCAACGTGTGCGTGAGCTTGAAGCTCAGACCGAGCAGCAAGCACAGACCATCGGCATTCAGCAGAAAGAATTGACTGTAGCCGCACCAAAGGTGAAGTACTACGATGATACACTTGCATCAACGGACTGCCTTACCACCACACAAGTTGCTGATGACCTCGGTATCAGCGCAAGAGCACTAAATCAACAACTTTCCAATGCAGGTATTCAATACTTTCAATCAGGTTCTTGGCATTTGAAGGGCAAGTACCGTGAATGGCAGCTCGCAAGCACCCGAACCTATAATTATATCAAGGGTGATGGTTCTACGGGCACAAAAGTAAACCTTGTATGGAATCAACGTGGCAAGCGTTTTATTCTTGCTCTCTATAACAACGACTTTAATGTGAAGGATGCCATCGCTGAAATCAACGGCGAGAAGAGAGCTGCGCTTGAATCTAAAAACAATCAGTCTAACTTTTAATTGAATAGGAGAAATCAAAAATGGATAATCAGAATATGATGATAGAGGTAACAGTTGATAATGATGCTACTCAGCGGTGTGTCGGTCTGCTCAAAGAGCTTATGGCGGTACAGGAAAAAGCTATGAAGTTCTTGGTTTCTGAGGGTATTGATGATAGCTGTGAGGGTACGATGATTGCCGAAGGCATCGGTAACGCCGTGAAAGCCTTTGGTGGCGTACTGCCAGATGGTATCTACAGCGAAGTAATCGGGGTAGGGGTTTAACGTTATGCGTGAGTAGGAGATACGCAATACAACAAGGTGTAAATAATTATAGGAGATACAGCTACTATAAGAAAGGCAGAGCACTATTTGCGCTCTGCCTTTTCTTTTTCTCTTTGCTTTCGTTCAGCCCTTGCGAGCCGAATTTCTTCATTAATCTCGTCCATCGTCATATTGACGTTATTCTTCCTAGCTTCTTCTATGAGAGCATTAAAGGTCTCCATAGCTTTCTTCTTTTCTTCTTCTGTCATAGTTTATATATTTTGGCTAACACAAATGTCCATATTTTCGGGATAGCTCTATTAACTCATTGGTATAAAACTCCATTTCTTCTACTACAGATTTATCGTTTAGCCAGTCTTTCTTTCTTAACTTACATAGCTCCTCATTTATCAAGCTTCGTGTGCGCATATACCACTCACGCAAAGCTTTTTGCTTTTCCACGTTTTGATAAAGCTCTTCGATTTCTTCGTCTGTAAAGAGGCGTTCTTCTTTTGTATCTGTAGCTTTATCTATATGCTTCTGAGCTCTCAGTTTCCTTTTATATACATCATCGAAGAAAAGACCAAATCTAGGATTTTCTTCGATTTCCGATAATTGTATTACCTGATGGTATTTCCTATCCTTATATAAGTTGATAGAAAGGCGACTCTCACAATACCCTGTATGATGTCCTTTGATGATTGCTAACTTGGCTTCTTTATTGCAGTTTTCTATATCGCCCTTTTTAAAGTAACTAACCATTAGATTACAATGCACAAAATAATCGTTAGGATATTCTGCTTCAATCCACTTACCCTCTTCTATAGCCTTATCATACTCCTTGTGAAAATTAAGGTCGCCCAACAAGCATCCTTTAGGGATGAAAGATTCAGCGGCAACCTTTTTATCGCTAAGACTGTCGCTTACTGATGATATTTTTATCGTACTTATGTCGTCTTTGCGATTTAGGTACGATTTTAGTTTATTGATAAAATCTATCATCTCTTCAAAACTCTTATAGAGTTTACAATAGGATTGCGTTCTATAATTATTCTTTGCCCGTCTGCCGATAATAAGCCATCAAATGTTATATTCTTGCCATCCTTTGTATAGGTAAAGCTGATAGCATTATTTGAAATTTCATAATTAGCAGGAATAGTATATTCGCTAACATCTTCATTATATACTTCTTTATTAGAGTAAGTATATTTTGTTTGATATGCTACACATCCCTTACCATCAAGCGGAATAAAGAGAGTACCGTCAGCTCTGTAAATACCATAACTATATACAGTAATCTCTTCATATCTATTATAGCCGAATCTTACAATATATGAGCCTTCGCTAAATTTATAAAGGTTTTCCGTTTTGGTCTGATTAGCCTTTGCTTTGGTTTTCGTAACCTTTACCTTAAAAGTACATTTGTTTGCATCAAAAGAAGTTGTTATTGTAGAGTCGCATTCATGTTTATTTTGCTTGCATAAATCCCAGAACCAATAACCTTCTTCTGTTTTGGTCTCCTCTGTATATTGGAAACCGACAACCTCATTCATCTTTGCTTCTATCTTGGTATTTGGTTCTGTTTTATCAACGGCAACCAATGAAGAGCTATGGAACGAAGTTTCGTCTGATACCCAGCTTGTATTCTCTAATTTTTTCTTTTCGTTCTCTTTATTATCATCGCTTGAACATGAAAGATTTGTACAAGCTACGATGAGTACAAAGAGTGTCATAAATAATGCTTTTTCTTTTTTCATAATCTTATATCTCCTATATTAATATTTATAAATTGCACGATACCTACTTAAAACACGCTCTGCGGCATTATCTTTCCTTTGCTTGGTATATACTAAGGCAAGGCGAAGATAACCCGTTCTGCGCAAGCAACCGAGGTATATTAGCCGCTCGTAGCAATATGTGGCTCTGCTTAGTATTCCATCACGGAGGTAGCGTTGAGCCATTACCGCCAACTCCTTTGGTGATGCGTTATAAATCTGTGTCATAACTCGTCTGATTTGGTTATGTATGCAAAGGTAGCGAAAAAATGAATACTATATATTTATATTGCATTTTTTATATTAATATAACCTTAATTTACATATCAATATATTAAAAGCTATTAAAATACTAATAAAAATACCGAAAAGATTTGGCAGTTTCAAAAGAAATTATTAATTTTGCGGTGTAAATAATTAATAAATAGGTTTAATATTTAAATTATAGGAGATACAACAATGAAAGTTACAATGATTAACGGAAAAGTAGTAGAGGCTAACGTTTTTGATTACGTTGCTCAGATTTACGAAGGTGGCAAATGGCAGGCAGTTGCCGTTAGCTCTGATTACAATGAGGTTGAGAAGAAACGTATTGAGTACGCTGTGAAGGGCTGCTATACAAGAACAGAACAGCTTTACTAATTTAAAAGGAGATACAATTATGAATAAATACGCAGAATTAAAGAAGAAGCATCAGAAAGAGCTTGATAAATTGCCAATGAAAGCTGCTTTTGGTAAAGAGCAGTTTGAGAAGATGATGAAGGAGTGGGGACTGACTACCTCGAAGGAGAACTTGATGAAGATTCGCTCACTCGGTTGCGGCGCATTCTGCCTTGCCTCTGACGTTTACCTTTTCGAGGAAATGCGTAAACGTCACGATAAGGAAATCTTGGAGCTCATAAAGACAGATGAAGGCTTGAAAGATGCTTTCATGTATGAGTTCGCAAACCACGAATGCGGCTATACATACAACCCAGAAGAAGCCGTGCTTGCCCTTGGGATAACAATGAGGGATGTAAGAAATAATATATTCATCAAGCCTGTCTTTGATAAGGCTTGGAAAGAGTATCTTGATAGATGTGAATAGCTTATGTACAAAGAAGGAGATATACTTAGGTTTTATAATGACGAAAGAGGTGAAAGTTGTGTTTTTATCTTGTCAAATATTCATAACGATGACTGGATAGAGGCTCACATAAAATACTCGTTCGCATTCAAATCTTTCGGTGTAGGCAAAGGAAATATGAGTACAAACATTAAATACTCGTCGGGTTGCTTACGATACGCAAATGAATGGGAGAAGAACTTTCTTCTGAATATAATGGAGAATAATGGTTATTCTTATGATTTTAAAACTAATAAAATAAAGGAGATTTAATTATGGCAAAGTTTATTGAGGTAAAGTATAAAGGGCATTATACCCTTGTAAATATAGATAATATCGCTTACGTTGAACCTTCACGGAATGGCGATATAGCAACATCTATAAAGCTTAATTGCAAGACAACACCAACGGGCGGTCAAGTGATTCCTTGCGAGGATGATTATCACACATTCTTGGAGAGATTGAAAAACCTTGTTATCGTTGATAAAGCCGAGTAAGATATGAGAGCATTTGACGTACTTTTAGCCTTACATCGCTTGGATATGCGACAGGGCAAGGATTATCTTGAAGCTCCTGAAAAGAATAATTTGGAGCTGAATGTAATCGAAGGTAAGCTAAAACGGAATCATTGGTATTGGTGCGATTTCCATAAGCAACCAATGCTCGGCGAGCCTTCGGTTATCCTCACTCTTGGTGGTGGGGATATTCAATATCTTTATGAAGTAGAAAAGTAAATAAATATAGATTATGTATCAGATAAATCTTGTAACATATAGCACAGCGATAAACGTAAAGAACGCTTCTCGCAAAGTGGTGAATAGAGAAAAAGGAATACTTGGTGGTAGTTTTGAAAGCGTAAAGTTAGCAAGAACTACTTTACTGAAGAAAGTCTTTAGAATGGAAGAACGTCTAATAAATAAGGTTAAACCAAACAAGAATGAAACTTATGTTATAGCAACACTTTTCGGTAGCAATATGATAGAGAACGTATTCACAATTATCGAAAGTAATTAATCTATGGCTCGTTTCGCTCTCAGAAATCAGGAGAAGATAAAGCAAGCATTCGGGGAAGAAAGGTTGGATGAGCTTCTGAAAGCATTGAAGCTGTATTCAGCCAAGTACCCGAAATTATCGTTGAACACAATCATCAAAGAGGGTAAGCCTTATCCTTCTTTTGTAGTTGATAAGGTTGCCGTACTATACGTAACTCGCCTGATGTATGATGTTTATCACGTTGCTTTAAAGGAGTTCTTATAAACAAAAAGCACCGCCCTCGGAGATACGAATGAGGACGATGCTAGATGTAAATAATTATTATGTTTAACGTTGTGAGTACATAGGAGATACGCACTCGATACAACAATTAATGCAAAAGTAATAAAAAATATTTGGTTATCTGAATATTTCTTCGTAAATTTGCGAATAATTAACATTAAAATAGGAGATACAGTTATGATAGGAGCAATTATAGGTGATATTGTAGGCTCTAAATATGAGTTTAATAACACATTTGATTATAACTTTGAACTATTTGACGAAGGTTGTAATTTTACAGATGATACTATCTGTACAATAGCCGTAGCCGATGCTATATTACAAGCAAAAGATGGAATACCCGATGCGTCAGATTTCAGAGAATCGCTTCTTAAATGGTGTAGGCGTTATCCAAATCCGATGGGAGGATATGGCAGCGGCTTCTCTAATTGGCTTACAAGTAAGTCCCCAGAGCCTTATGATAGTTTTGGAAATGGAGCAGCTATGAGAGTTAGTCCTGTGGGTTGGGCATTCAAAAATAATGCTGATGCTATTCGTCAGGCAATGATGAGTGCAAAGGTGTCACATAGTCACATTGAAGGAATGATTGGTGCTGCTGCGGTAGCAGATTGTATCTGTGATTTAAGAGTATTTAAAAGCAAAAATTTTATTAGGACAGCAGCGCTAATATATTATGGCTCTGATTGGAATAAGAATCTTATTCCAAGAGGGAAATGGGCAGAAACTTGCCAAGAATGCGTTCCACTCGCCTTTAAAATAGTCCTTGATAGTGATAGCTTCGAGGATGCAATCAGAAATGCTGTATCATACGGCGGTGATAGCGATACGATGGGAGCAATCGTTGGTTCAATCGCTCAGCCACTCTTTGGTATTCCACAAGAAATGAAGGAAAAAGCATTGAACTATCTCCCTTTGGATATGAAGAATGTAGTAACTAAATTTATTGATAGATATGGTGAATAAGGAAGATTTAATCAAGCACTGCCGATACTATAGAGGTGGTGAAAACCCAAATACCAACGAAAATATGGCTTGGTTTTGGGATATGGAAAGAGTGTATGTAAATAGCGAAGGAAAGTTTAAAGGTGAGGAAGAATATTATAAGAAAATCAATGGTAAGGAATATAAGGGGATTCCACATACATTGCTTATTATAATGTTCACTTCATGGGCTAAAGCAGCCTACAATATTAAGGAAGAGATAGATAGGTTCTACAAGCTGATAGACGAATACCTATTTATCCCAAACGACCATTTCCCAGAGGATAAAATTCCAAACGAACTATAATGAAAAAAGGTGCACCGTAATGGTACACCTTTTTTGTTTAATATCCGATATTGCTATCCTTTACATAAGATAAATCTCTTATTTCTTGCCCTATAACCTCGCAGTCTATGTAGGTCTTTCCACCTTCTTCATAAACCTTTGTTATTCGCATTCGTGTTCCTCTCTGAAAGAGTGTTTCGTGCTCGGAACTATACGTAGAGAAACGGCTTACTCCATCCCAACTTCTTTTATCACCACAACCGAAAGCAGAGAAAGGTTCTACGTAAGCAGCCTTTGTTCCTTTTGGTGCATATATGTTCATGATAACACTTCGAGTATTGAAGCCTTTTCCTTTTCGGCTACCAGTTGACATAAAACCACCTTCTTGCATTTCCATTCCAACAAGGTCTTGAAGGTTTTTTGGCATAGAACCGCCAGCAAACTTAATTCGTGATTCAATAACTTTCATTCCATCATCACCTCTTGTAAACCACATATCGGTAGGAAGTTCGTTCTTTTCTATATAGCTTGTTATATTATTAACCTTCTCTATGAACCTTTCCTTCGTTTGGTAATTATCATATTTTCTTCCTTGTAATGGTTCATTTACATCGCAATAATGATGAGTGTATTCGTATGTGAAATCTTTTTCTTTTTCTGTTGCTGCTATCCATTGTTTGGATGCAGTATCTATGAGGGCTTTATCAGCTTTTGCACCATTACCCTTATCCCATACTGCGGCATCTTTCCTTGATTGAGAGAATCGGTCTGTATCAAATACAACATTCTTCGCATTTCGTTTTGCTTTCGCATTAATAAGCGTTTCTTTCTTTTGCTTAGCTTCATAAAGCAACTGCTCAGCAAGGGTCTTATCCTTTGCGAGCATAGCATGTTCAAGGTCATAGATAAGCTTATGATATATCTTGCTCTGTGTCTTATAACCTTTTACGTCAGCATAAGCTTTATTGATATTCACCCAATCAATCGCCGTTTTTACCTCATCAAGCTTTTTGAGATATGCCGCTTGCGATACCTTCCATGTAGCATACTTCTGTTGAACACCGTGCATATTTCCACCAAGGAAATCAACTGCCTCAAATTGCAATTTGCTAACTTGCTTTTCAAGCGTCAAGCTTTGCCATTGAGCCAACTTCGCTTCTACGGCATCATATACTCCGTGCAATTCCTTTGACGTGAACTGCTTATGCCACTTATTAACATCTGGGATGAGAGCAGAAAGTGATAATTCATCCTTTTTAATGGCAGAAATGGCGTTTGCGAGCGTTTTTGCTTCTTTCCTTGCCAATGTATAGTTAGCAGACTTTAATGCGCTTAGAACGGAAGAAACATCGGTTTCTCCGTAATTAGCAGCCACCTTCATAACATTCATTGCAACCTTGCGGTCTGTCCATGCAAGTTTAGTCTGATAACCTCGCTTGAATCTGTCAAACAAAGAAGCTATCTCAGAAGCACTCTTTTTGTCCTTGATTGCGTAGCGGATAGCATAGTAACGTTCAAAGAGGTCTTGGCTCTTTATATCCGTAACAGATTTGCTTCCGAGCAGATTATGAACTAAGCCATTGTAATAGTCACGTCTATGCTTATCCCATCGGCTCTGTATTTTATCTATCTGTTCCTTAGTTCTAAGGGCGTGTCGTTCCTTTGCCTTCGCAAGTATAAGCTCCTTAGAAGAAACCGCCTTTAACCCCAATTTCTTGCGGTCTGACGGGCTTAAAAGATGTGCCCAATACTTTGTGTTATCTTGCAAATGCCAAGCTAATTTACCCCTCATTCCTGCCTTTACGATAGCTTCGGAGTTATCCTTAATGTATTGATTGTACTTCTCGGGCATAGTGAGCACGGCAAAAGGGGATACGTAGTTGCTCATATCCTCGCCAGCCATCAAGCGTTTATAAAATTCCTTCTTCTCCTCGCCTTGTATGGTGATAGGGTCTGAGGTACAGATACATTGAGGATGCCAAGAAATCCATACGTAATCTTTCGGATATCGACCTTCAAGGTCGTTGCATATATCATCAATATTGTGCTGTGGAGATACGTGAATATACTGACCGATAACGAATGGTTCGTTCTGCCATCGCTCATTTCTTGCCTTATGATATGCGGAATTTATCTCAGTTCTTGCTACTCTGAGAGCGTTCTTTCTCGCCGAGCGGTAAACACCCATGCCTACCTTCTCCAAAGGCTCTTCAATAAAGCGCACCTTGCCGTCAATGATTCTACGTCTGCGCCAAGTCACCACATCTTTCTTCTTTCCGTTCTTCAGAACCTTGATAGTATGATAACGGCGATACATCATATCTGGGTCGTTGAGATACTTTCGTATGCTCTTGCCTACTTCCTCTGCTGATGTGCCTTTCTTTATCCCGTCCGCAATGGTGTTGTTCATAGCCATTTCAAACTCGCTCTTCGTCTGTTGGCAGTAATTCCAAACAAGCTGAGCAAGATTCAATCCGTTCTTTGTTTTCAAGCGATTGGAAATAAATGTAGCTGCGGCGGTATCTCGTGCGACCCTTATAGCTTTATCAGTAAGCACGGAATAACCGCCTATAACCATTTCATCGTGGTTATACGCCAACGCAACGCCATCGGTAATGCCGTTCTTATAACAAAGAAGGCTATTCTGATAGTAATCATTAAAGATGTCGTTCAAACGAGCCTTTAACTGCGGAAAGTTATCAAAGTTAAAAAGCGCATCATCTTCAAGCACATCTTCTCCATAGCCAAGAGAGGTAAGCTTCTTGACATAATCGCTGTATAATCTGCCCAACCGCTTATTATAAACGGCGAACAGATTATTCAGTTGTTCTTTCTGCTGTTTTGATGTGAGCTTCTTTGACATAGTTATTCTTCTTCCTCTTCTTCATTGGAAACTGACTGACTTCCACTTGCGGCACTACCAAGTCCCGAAAGGGCTGCTTGCTGCGCCAACGCTTCTTCCTGTTCACTCTTCATTTCTTCCTCAACCTTATCAGGGTCATCATTGAGAGGGTTAAGCTCGATAGCACGGCGATTAGAGGTAGATTTCGCACCACCATTGGATGAAGTGATAAGTTGCAACATTTCAACATCATTCTTTGGCAGATATGGCTTGAAGACCGGCTCAAAGTCAATCTGCTCAGCAACACTCTGGTCGATACCTTTTACGTAAACTCCCGTATTACAGATGCCGTTAGCTACGATATTCGAGCGGCGAGTAAACATTTCACCGAACATTTCTGTCTTTAAATCCGCTTTCATATAAGGAGCGGTGAACATCAAACGGATAGCCGCACCCGAGGTGTTGCTGCCCAAAGTCTTCATATTCTCAAAGCTGATGTCGGCTGTTGAGGTAAATGAATAGATGATATTGAAGAGATAAGCAATTTCACCCTTCACACTCTCAGGTGATTTATCCCAAGAAAGGACGTTCATACTTGCATCACTGCCACCTTGGAAAACTGCGCCTTGCTCGCCCTTCTCAGCGAAGCCCTCCAAACGACCTTTGATAAAGTACTTAGGTGTCCCGAAATAATTCCCTAATTTTGAAATATTATAGTATATTATATAAAATGATAATTATTAGGATTTTAGGCTAGTTTACTGACAGATACGAGAACGGCACAATATCATTTAATATAACTAAAATATAACCTTTTATTGCTCATAAATTGCACACGTTTCAAAAATAAGTTGTATCTTTGCACACGAAACAGAACATATAAAATAGAAGTTATGGCAAAAAAGAAGTTATTCAAGACGGCGAAAGACCTTATCAAAGGTTATGGGCTGCCCGAACCTTCACAGAAAAGAGGGCGCAAGGCTGGCGCAAGTGATAACAGAAAGGTAACACTCAGAGCGAGAGAGTTACCGAGTGGTAACGTGCAATTATATCTTTATTCAAGTTATAAGGGCAAGGCTACACGTTTTTCTGTAGGTGTGTTGAATCCCGAAGAAGACGAAGCCGCAAAGATGCGTAATACCGAAATCGTGCGCACGGCAGAAGCAGAGGCAGGAATCAGAAATGCCGATGCAATCAGACAAGGGCACGGCTTAGAGCCGAAGAAGAAGAGAAACGTCCTTCTTTCTGATTATATCGAGCACTTAATCAAAGCAAAGACTTTTTCAAAGCAGACAAACGTCTCCCTTGAAATGCTAGCTTACCACGTAGGCGAATACCGCACGGCACAGATTAAAATTGCCGTTATTGACAAGCCTTGGCTTGATGGCTTTATCTCGTATTTGCGACACGATGCAATTTCGAGAGTAACAACGAAGAAGCACAAGCAGATAACACAGAACACGCAGGCACGACTTTTTGAAATGCTTGATATAGTTTTGGCTAGAGCGGTGACAGATGGAATAATCGAGAAATCACCCGTAGGCGAGTTGAAGGGAACAGAAAAGCCGAAGTACAACAAAGAAGCTAGAGAGTACCTTTCAATCGAAGAGGTGGAAGCGTTGATAAATACACGATGCACAAACGAGAACGTGAAAAGAGCGTTTTTGTTTTCAGTCTTCACGGGCTTGCGATGGAGCGATATTACAAGCCTCAGATGGAATGAAATGCGAGAGGATGACAACGGCAAGTATTTCGCCATAACAATGAAGAAGACGAAACAGCAGATAAGGGCATACCTTTCTGAGGTCGGGGCTTCTTTCTTACCAGAGCGCAAGGGCGAAGCCGATGCACTCGTATTTGACGGAATGCCGAACAATACGAACACAAACAAGCATTTGAGAAGTTGGGCGAAGGATGCTGGCATAACTGATAAGTGGATATGCTTCCACGTGGCAAGGCACACGTTTGCCACGATGATGCTTAACTCAGAAGTACCTTTGGAAATGGTTGCAAAGATGTTAGGGCACGCAAGACTGACAACGACCGAAATATATGCAAAGATACTCAACCGCTCAATAGCGGTGGCAACGTTGAAGCAGGATGAAATCTTTCTTAATAGAAAGAAGTAACTCGCAGAAAGAGAGAATGAAGTGAAACAATGAAGAACTAGAGGGAGCGAGCTGCCTAAATGGCTGAGATAAATATTTTGTAGTGTTTTTACGCACACACAGAATGAAAAGAGAATATTTCAGAACACAAAACACACCCTTAAAAGTTTGGTAGCCGCTCCCTCATTTCTTCACCGCTTATGAAAGAAACACCTTGTATCCGTATGGAGTTGGAACTCATTATATATCTTTATTTTGCTTGCTTAGAACGCTTTTTAAATGTTATCCTTGAACACAATCTTTATTACCTTGTAGAACTTAATACCTATCTTTCTTGACTTTTTAAAGCTAATAATTTAAAACGAATAGAGTTATAAATCAAGTCTTATTTTCTAATAATTATTATATAGTAAAGTTACGGAATCGGAGAATCTCAAAGCGAGGGCGTTTTATGGATACTATTATTCGCCATTATCCGTGCTAGCAATAACACGACCGCCCACGCACAAGACCACACAAGGTTTTTGTCCGAGTGCAAAGGTACGACTTTTTAGACGAAGAAGCAAGAAAAAACGAAGTACTGAGTAAACAGAAAGAAAATAGGGAGCAATCTCGGAAAAAAAGACCGCTCCCTATAAGCTATCTCACCGTAGAGAATAACTTTCCGAACTTAATCGGCTTTTGCCCGATGATGTGCCGACAATAACACCAAAGGAACTGAGTAAGGGCGATGTGCGCACCAACGCCCTTATGATGCAAGCCAAATGTGCAACCAGTTGGCGAGCACTCGCACCTATATGTTTAAGGGGATGCGGTATTGCAATCTGATAGGCTTCTTTGAGTTCGCTCCGAATAATGCGAAACAGAACACACAAACAGAGCTTTTAAGAAGCTGGCACAGAACCGCACGAAACGACAAAGGCACGTTTGCAATGTTACAGAGCACTAGCGAACACACGAGAGCCGCAGCGCAAAGCACCATTACCGAGTGCAAAGATACGATAAAGTTTTGAGATAGCACCAAGTTTTATTGAAAAAGTTTCTAATTTTAGAGAAAACAGGCTATCAGAGTGCAAGAAACAAGCGAAAAGAGAGAATGAAGACACGAAAAGAGCGGAAACGTGGTTTTTCTTAGCTTGGAGGGGTTTTCTTTTCTCAGATGATAAATTGCACTACTTTGCGAGGATAACCCCTTAGAAGCGAAATCCCGACAAAATAACTATCTTTTTGCTCACCTTGCAGATGAGGCGAGCACAAGCAGAACGAAGCAGAACACACGCACGCACACGCACACGAAGGAAGAAAACGAACACGCAAGCAGACGCAAACGAAGAAGAGCCGAGCACTTGCGACACGATGCGCACAAGGATAAGCCACAAACTATCTTTGTACCCTCATTTAATGAAGCTATTAAACGAGAGCACCAACAGAACGCAAAGAAGGACGAAGCGGAAACAAGCCGCCACGCCCTTCTTTTGCTTCTTCTTCAATCTCGCTTATTTGCTTACAGAGATTTTAATCTTTTCGCCACAATGCATACAAATAATGTACGTTTCCTTTTCGCTGGCTTCATCCGCTACCAACTCAGAGAGCGAAACACCGATAATGTCCGCAATCTCTTGGAGTTTGCCAACACTTGGATTTTTACCCCCTACAATTTGAGAAATAGCACTTAGAGAAATGCCATATTTTTGCTCCTCACCTTCTTTGGTAGGGGCTTTCATTTGTTTTGCAACACTCGCAAGGGTGAAGCCTTTTCTTTGAATCACTTTCTTTATATTCATATTATAAAACTTTATTTTTCTATTTTCTTGCAACAATAAATGAAGACTAACGCCCAATAAATTTGCAGACAACTCCATGTTTTTTATAAAAATATATTTATCTGATTTACTATTTTGTAAATTGAGTGGCGGACGTAAAGTTTTAATAAAATCCCACTCAAATGGGGCTTTATCCGCTTCATTTAACGCATATACAGAAAACGTTTTGCAATTATCAAAAGCATTTTGTAATAGTCTTAATTTATGCGTGTGCGCACGAAGTTGATACCAATGTGTGCGCAATCTTTTTTGAAGATACGTAGATACACCAACATAAAACAAATATCCATCATCAAACACAATCAGATAAACGCAATAATGTTTTTGGTTGTATTTTTCGTGTGGCATTAACATAACAAATTGTCCTTCTTTATATTCTGCCAACTTGCGAAAACGTGAAAGATTTATTTTTAACTCCATAATACAGAAACTTAAAAGGGAAGGACAGAGCCTTCCCAATGTTTAACTTTTCGCTTTTAACTCGCTTATGATGTCTTCCAACTCCTTCAATGAAGAAGCACAAAAGAACTCATTACCCGACTTAACAAGTGCCGTGAAATCCGTACCGCTCATTTCGTCCGCAAAGAAGTCTCCGACCTTGCAACCGATAATACTTGCAACCTCACGTAATTTGTTGGTGGTTGGGTTGTTTGATAGCATTTGGGATAATGATGCGTGCGAAACGCCAATATTACCTTGCTTATCCTTCATTTTTGCGGCTACCTCAGACAAGGTAAAACCCTTACTTTTGATTATTTCCTTTATATCCATAACTTGTAACTTTAAAATTATGGTGCAAAGATATAGTTTTTATTTGAAACCGCCAAATTATTTAAGATATAATTTACTTTATATATAATAATGTAATTTAGACCTTTATTTGTTAAGGAGGGTTAAATGTAAGATAAAACCTACATTTTTCTCAAAAAATATTTGGTGGTGTAATTTAAAACTTATATCTTTGCAATCGAAAACAAGAAACAAGAAGTTTAACAATAAAAAAAGATATACGACAATGAAACAGAATTTAGAATATACAACAAAGCAGATAAACGCTAATTTCAGAATCAAAGTAAGTGGCGTTTTCAATGGCAAGAAAATCAACAAGTTAGTTGGTGTTGCTGGAGCACTCGCATTAATCGGAGTTGAAATGCTCAACAAGTTATTGAAGAGAGCGTTTTCCTCACTCGCTGATAAATGCGTTTGCAAGTTGAGACGTGGTTTGCAATTCTCATTTTATTGCAAGTAATACACAAAGAGTTAAGTAACGATTATTAAAGTAACAATTTAAAGTAATAAGACAATGAAACAGAACGTAACAAACACTATCGAAGTAAGCAGTATTTCAGAAGTACAGATTTTAAACCTGATGAAGAACGTAGCCAATTTGGTTACTGAGTTGGAAATCAACTTTGGCGACCTCGAAGATGAGGACAGACGCAAGAAGGAGGTGGATATCGCTAGAGAGAGCTTGCACAACGCAATGAGAGCACTTGGAGTTATGCACGCATACGAAGTGGAGACCAACGCAAAGATAAAAGCAGATACGACAAAGGAGATAGAGAAGAACGCAAAGAAGTAAGACGGTGCGAGGTGTAAATAATTAGATTTTAGGAGAACATTAAAAGCAAGTTATCTGAAACGAGATAGCTTGCTTTTTTCGTTTCTGTAATACTCAAACTTTGATGCCGAGATATACCGAGCGGTATATGTGGGGATATATTTGATGCCGAGATATACCGAGCGGTATATGTGGGGATATATTTGATGCCGAGATATACCGAGCGGTATATGTGGGGATAAAATTGCACCAAAACTATGTTTTTCGTACCCACATATCCCCTATGTTATATGTTATATGTTACTTGAATAAATTCAAGTTTAAAGAATATAATAAGAAACTCGCTTTTTGTTTCATTTCGTTTCTGTAATACTCAAACTTTGAAATGCTAGATAGAAAGCAGATAGAAACATTTGGTTTCTGCGTATTGTTTGCGCACACAAAACGGCTTTCTTCCGTCTTGCGACAACTTATGTATCTTTTGAAAAATAACCGCTTGGTGCGTGTTTATTTGCGTTTTCCGTGATTTATGGGAAAATAATAGCGGCTTGGCTTCTTTCTGCTGGCTTCTTCTTCTTCTTCATTTGCGCCTAGCTTTCTGTTTTCTCAGATATTCAGAGAGAAGACACGAAGACAGACCAGACGGACACGAAGAGCCGCAATGTTTCGTTTTCTAGCTTTTCAAGTGTTTTCTTGATAACCGCAGATGGAGAGATAACAAAGAAATCTTTCCACGCTTATTTGTGTACGCACACAATGGGTTTAAATGCTTCAAACGATAAACTATAAGGTTTAATGCAAAATAACCGCTTAGAGCGCAAGGAAACCGCTTTTCTGTCTTTTCTCGCTTACTAGATGCAAAAGAAGTGTTTCAGACAGAGCCGCCCGACTTGATGCACAAGCGCACACGGTGCACACGCATACGCACACGCACGTGGATGCACTCAGACGCAACACAAGCAGACAGAGAAAAACTAAATAGGGGGAAATCCCCTAAAAACTAGATAGGGGGAAATCCCCTTATGTACCCCGAAATCTCCGCTTCCCTTTCTGTAAGCCTTCCGAACTTGATGCAAAAGCAAAACCCAAAAAGCGATTTTTCTTTTTAGATATTTCTTTGATAGCTTAAATTCATTTAAGCATATATTTTTATTTTATTTTATTTTATTGGTTGAAAAATCAAACGGTTGTTGAATCCGTTGAAAAGTTGAACGCACGTTGAAAAGTTGAACGCACGTTATATAATAATGTTATCATAGCATTTGCTAGAAAAACATAGCATTTGCTAGAAAAACAGAATCTTTTCGGAGATGCTTCTTTGAATGATGTGCCACTAGATACCCACAATTTTGCGGAAACCCCGTTTCCTCGCTTCCAACGGGTTATTTTCTGTTTGGCTTGTAGTTTATAGTCCGAGCAAAGAAAACCCCTTAGGCGTGAAATCCTAGGGAAATAACTAGATACACACGAAGAAACGAAGGTAATAGAAATTAATAGGGTTATTAGCAGAATAATAGCTTAAATATTAAAAATTATTAATGAACTAATAATATCTATTAATTTTCTTGGTGGTTTTAATAATTCGCCGTATATTTGCACCCGAAAAGTTATTAATTAATTATTAAAAAGTATAACAAGAATGGTAAAAGAAGCACTAACTTTGCACGAAGCCGCCGAGTTTCTTGGCTGGAAGGAGCAAAGTTTAAGAAATGCGATGTGTAGAAGGATGATACCTTACTACAAATCAAAAACAGGGCGCACGTATTTCAATCGTGACGAACTGAAAGAATTTGTGTTTGCGGTACGTGTTCCTTCACTCGCAGAAGAACAGAGCAAGGCAGAGGTGCGAAGCCTTCAGTAATTCGCACAAGTAGATAATTTTTGTTTAACGTAAAAAAGGAGATTACAGACAATGAAACAAGTGAATTTAAGACCACCAGAGTTTAAAACTTTGAGTTTGGTAGTTGGTTTACTGATAGTGTATTATTTAATGATGTAAAGGTATGGAGATAGAAGATAAAAAAATATTCATGCCGTTTGATATAGTTAATTTCTTGAAGCTATTAGATGTAAAGCAATGTAATATTTTCTTTGACTGTATTACACTTTTAATCGACAAAAAGCCATTACCAAGTAATATACCAACGGTTGTGAAAATGTGTGTGTTGCACGTAATTTCTATGCAAAAATTTGCACCAAATTACGAAGAAGAAAGCGAGGTGGACGATGAGCAATAAGAAAAAGAAACCTTCAGAAATTGGCTTTTTCTTCCGACACGATTTTAAAGACCAGTTACGAAGAATGCAAACCGTAGCACAAGTAATGGAGGTTTTAGATGCGGCAAGTGATTACGTAATAAGCGGCAACTTTGAGATAAAAGACCCTTTGAGCGATATGGCTTTTTCGTGTTGGAAACCAAGATTAGATTACGACAAGGCAGAATATAAGGACTTGTGCGATAGAAATAAACGTAATTCGCAAATAGCGAAGAAAAAAAGAGAAGAGCAAAAGAAAGACGCAAAAGGCGTTTTTTTGCAAAACTCACCTTCAGACGAAACGGCAGAAGAAGAACCTCCTTTAATTGATGTTGAAGAAGTTGAGAAATATCCTTTTGAGGAGTTTTGGAAGATATACGGAAAAGATGTGGGACACGATAAATGCCTACAAGTTTGGAAACGCCAGTTATCAGAAGAAACGAAAGCAAAGATAATGGCGCACGTAGTAAAATATGTGCAAGCAAGACCAAACGAGTATTTCAGAAAAGACCCGATAAATTATTTTAAGGATAAAACGTACAATGACGAAGTAGTAACGAATAATCAAACCGCAAGCAATTATGGAAGTAACAACGGGAAATCATACAAGGAAGCTGAGTTTGAACGAAATGCAAGGACAATCGTTGAAAACTTGCAAGCCGCAGAACGTGGCGAACTCTCATACCTCAGCCCTTTCAATAAACCAAACGAATAATATTAATCGCTTCAAAGCAATTTGGAGCGATGTAACGAAGTTAAAAAGTAGCTTCACCGCCATGAAGGCTGGAGCGGTTATTGCAAATATGGGAACGTATATTAATTATCCGCAAATCCATATATCACAGATAAACGAGGCATACGGAGATAACTCGCTGGATATGTACTTTGCGGTGATGATGTTTTCCTCAATCTATGCGCAAGGAAATGCGAATAGTGTTGCCAACAAAGAGGTATTGAACATTAACGCAAGTTTATTCCTATCTCAGTACGGAGAACAATGCACAATGTTTGACCTTCTTGCCTACACGGGTTTATATCGTGGAAAGTTTAAATCCGAGTTTGCGAAATCGGACGACCTTTCAGATGCCATAAAGCAGTTTCCAAAATATCTGAAATATAAGGCTTATCTAGAAGAAACAAACAAGCCGAAGCAGGAAGAGCCTCAGCAGAAGAAGGAAGAAAAGAAGTTGGTGGGTATCGAAGCACTTGAGGCTTATCTCATTACAGCCGCAAAGCGAGGCGATAACCTTCTCCAAGGTGGTTTGGTTTCGTTTGGAATCGTATCAAGAGAGCACGCAAGCGAGGTGATGAAGAAATACGCTCCCGAACCTTTCTAAAATGCGTGCAAGCAAATAACAAGCAAGTAGTAACACAATTAAAACAGAAAGAAGAAAATGAAGATTAAGAACGCAATGAACTCAGAAGAGTGTAAAGATATTCGCAATGTCTTGGCACTCGCAAATGAACTCAAAAAGAATGCTGACAGATTAGCAGCATTTGACAACGCCCCGAGCGAGATGCAAAGTGTTTGCGTGAAACTCGCACAAGTGCAAACATTACTTTGCACGATGTTTGGCGCAAAGTTAGATGAAACTTTGCAACTGGCGCAAGAATGCGAGGCAGAGGACGGACAGGAAATTACCTATCTTGGCCGCTCAAAGCCAACGCAGCCACAAGACGAAGAGACAACAGAAACAAGCAAATAAGCGGCTGAACGCTGAAATTTGCGCTCCAAGCGGTTTTCCCGATGTCGGATGATAAATTACACAACCGACAAGGGAGAACCGCTTGGAGAGGGTTTCCACAAAAAATAACTCAAACACTGATGCAAGACAATGGAAAAAGAAACTCAAACAAAGATAATACTTGAACGCTTGCAAGACGGCGACAAGGTAACGGCTTTATCAGCTTTTAAGATGTGCGGCAGTTTGCGCCTTTCTTCAATCATTTTCAATCTGAGAGAAAGAGGCTATAACATACATACCGAAATGGTAACAAGAAACAAAAAAAGGATAGCAGAATATTCTTTGATACAGAAATAAAAACAACGAAGATATGAGAGCAAATAAAGAATCATATATGACAATTAAACTCGATGCGCTAGAACTCAATGACGGGCAGTTACAAGGCGTACCGAAAAATCCTCGTTTTATCAAAGATGAAAAGTTTGAGGACTTGAAACAGAGTATTAGGGAATCACCCGAATTTCTGAGAGCCAACACCTTGAAGGTGTACCAACTCAAAAACAAAAACTATATAGTAATTGGCGGTAATATGCGCCTTAGGGCTTGCCGTGAATTACAGATGAAGGAAGTACCGTGTTACGTCTTCCCTCAGTCCACAACGTTGAAGAAGTTGAGAGAATATGCCATAAAGGATAACATGGCTTACGGACAAATCGACTGGGAAGCAATCGCAAACGAGTGGGACGAAGAAGAGTTGGAAGAATGGGCGTTTGATATGCCCGAGGACTTTAAAAACGATTTACCACCGCTTGAAGATGAAGAACCTTTGCCCGATGAACTCACGGCAGAAGAGAAAAACAAGCCTTTAAGTATTAAGATAGTTTGCACCGACAAAGCACAATTAGAAGAATTTTCGCAAGAAATACAAAAGCTAATAGATGAACGTTTTGAAGGTGCGAATTTTAGCGTATCAGGAGGCGAGCTATGATAACAATCAGCAAAGCGAGTAACAAGGCAATCGCATACGCTTGCAAATTTTTCCATTACGCAGGACACTCGCCAGCAGGTAACGTGCTTGGATATAGTGTTTTTAATGATGGCGAGTTTTGCGGTGTCGTAACTTTTGGCAGTGGTGCAAATAACAATATTGGCACAGCATACGGACTTAAACAGGGCGAAGTTTGCGAACTTACGAGGGTGGCACTGAATGGAAAACAAACGACTACCTCACAAGTGGTGGCAATGTGCTTAAAACACTTGAAGAAAGATGCACCATTAATACGTTTGGTAGTTAGTTATGCGGATGCCGACCAAAAGCATTTTGGCACTATTTATCAAGCCACAAACTGGATATACGTAGGCACGAACCTTCAAAACGTGAAAGACGGCTCATATATCATAAATGGGCAAAGAATACACGGACGAAGAATTTCAAACTATGTAAAGAAAGCAGGGGGGCTTCACGGACTTTCAAGGCTTGAATTTGTGCGCAAGTATTATGACAAGAACGCCACCGAATACGTAACAACAGGAAAACGCAAGTATTTAATGCCAATGGATAAACGACTGAGAAAGCAATTACAACAGCTTGCAAAGCCTTATCCAAAGAATCCTGACAAAGTTACGTACAAAGAGAGCCACCCCGAAAAATACAAAAAGAGTAAGAGTAACACAGAGTAAGACAGAAAGGAGTAAAAAGATATGGCAAAGTTTCAGAAAGGACAATCAGGCAACCCGAATGGAAGACCGAAGGGAAGTTTGAATAAGAAAACGAAGTATTTGCAAGAATGGGGAGCGGTATTTTGTGGCTCAGTTTCAAAGAGAATGCGAGACGATTTTTTTGCATTACCAATAGATAAGAGATACGATTTTTTTGCAAAGATTTATAGCCATATAACACCGAAGCAGACAGAAAGCAAAATCAAAGCAAACGTGGATTTACACAACTTATCGGATGAGCAAATAGACGATATTATTACCGAGATTACGGGTAATGTAGATACGGGAGGCGATGACGATGACGAGTAAGAGAATAGAGGTAACAAAGCTAGATAGGGAAAGTAAAATATTGCTTCTTACTATCTTAAAGCAAGGGTACATTACCGCAGAACAGAAACAGGCGTTTTCTTCTTTGCTAGAGGTTAAAACCACTTATGTAGGTTATGTTTCAAATACTGATGGCTTGAAGGAGATGCAAGAAATCTTTAAAGAGATAGGAGAAGACTTTGAAAGAAGAAGTTTCGATGGCTTCACAGAGCTTCCAAATCTCGATAGGGAAACAATAAACGAAGCATTAAACAGAATTTAGTGTTATGGGCGAAAAGATAGAATCAAGAAACAAGCGGCTAGAGCCGCACAAACAAGCAAGACCGCCACCAGATGGCAGTTTGATAGATAGTAATAAATTAATAGACGTAATAAGTATTTAATGCTGAGGCTCGGCGGCTTCTTCTTTGAAAAGAGTAGGAGATAGAGCCGAGCACTCGGCAAACAAAAAGTTTTAGTAAGATGTCGCAGATAGTAACAAAGAATATAAATGGCGTGGACGTTTCTTTCAAGGTTTCAGACGATAAAAAGAAAGTTTGGATTTTGCTTGATGATAACTTTGCACTAGCAGAGGGATATATTTCTTTGCGTGCGATGATGGCTCATTATATTTGGTGCAAAAATGAAATGGCAAAAGCAGTTATAAAGACAGAAGCGGAGCAGTTTGCGCCAATAGACGAAAACGGTTTTTTTACGTTTGAAGTTGGCAAACAAAGCAAAGTATTATCTGAGATTTACAAAGAACTTAGAGAATGAAATTATAATCTGAAATATTATGGCAGCAGAACAGAAAGAAGAAACAGAAAAGCGTATCTTTGAACCTATTTTTATGGGTTACAATGAAAGCGCAAAGACGGAACTCCTTTATGAGATAGAAAGCACTTATAAAGAGGTCGTGGCTATCAAGAAAAAACTTGATGAGAAGGGAATTGAGATAACAAAGGATATTATTTCCGACTGCCTTTCAATGGTAAGGGAAGAGGTTGCAATCAGCAATGAATCTATGGAGTGCAAGACCGTTTACCGCAATACAGAGCACTTGGACGAAGCTTTTGCAAGACAACTCGCAGAAGAAACAAACGGGGTGCAAGCAAAGTTAATTCGTGACAACCTCAAAGAACATTTCAAACTTGCTGCAATCGCCTTTAAGGATGATGTCTTGAAGTTGAGAGCAGGGTTTGATGAAATGCGCTTCAATTTGCAAAAGAGCAAAGAGTGGCTTATTATCTCAGAGGATGGCGAAATCTCACTACCCGAAGACTTGGAAGAGAAAGCAGCCAAGGAGAGCGGCTTTTGGATTAAGACAGAAGCACAAAACGAGGCATACGAGGCGCACAAGAACGCAGCGCAAGCACTCACAGAGTTTATGAACCACTTTCCACAGAGCGTATGGCCAAGCACTATGGCAGAGATTGGAAGCCTTTTCAAGGCTAGTGAAAATGGCGGTTTTGCGCCTGTATTTATTGATTATTCATATTATATTAAATAACTTAATTATAGGAGAATTTATTTATGGCAGATAAGACTTTTAGCGAAATGATGCACGAACAGATGGCAGCAGAACAGGCGAAGAGAGCACAGGAGCGAGAGCAACAGAGAAACGAGTTTTTGAACGGCTTGCGCTCAGAACTTGAAGGCTATCAGACAAAGGCACTGGAGACCGCCAAGACAAGAGAGCTTGGAAACCTCAGAAACCAGTTGAATAGCGGCTCACTCGATGAAGAGCAGAAGGCAGAGGTACAGGAGAAGATACTTAATCCTTCTTTGATTACGGTGACGGCAACAGAAGCCGACTATGGAACGAACTATCCAAGAGTAAAGGAATTGCTTGATATGATAGAAAATCCCGAGAAGGCGAAGCAGCAGCAGGAGCAAGCCGACTTTATCGCAAAGATGCAAGGATTTTCCGAGCGAAACGCAAAGAATTAATAACACAACTTTTAAAAAATTGAACGATTATGGTTAATGTTGGAATGTTTATGAGAAGAACCAACCCCGAGCGCATACAAGAGGCTCTTTGGTGGGAGGAAAGATGCGTCCGCAGACAGGGCGGCTATGACTTGGAGATGGGTAATATCCCAGTTAGTTTGCGCTTCCTTCCAAAGGGTGTGGTTTATAAACTTAACAAAACAAATGGCAAGGCAACGGTATTGAAGTCTTGCAAGGTTTTGACTGAGGCGGAGAGTGGAGCAACAAGTTTGGAGGTATCTCCAAAGCACTTGCTTAAAGTGGGTGATAGTTTGGCAGGATTTACAATTACGAGTATTTCGTATGGCTCAGATAAAGACACCTTGACCGTTTCAAATCTTCCCGAAGCAATCAAGGCGAACACCGTAATTTCAGACCTTAAAGAAACGGACGTGGTATTGGGTTTCGGTTACGAAACTTTGGACTTGCTTGACCGTGAAAGCTACCAGAGTGTATCACCGACTTTGAGCGTGGAAGAAGTCTATGAGGAGACTTTGCCTTATTTCATCAATGAAGAGATAAAGGCAGCTATCAACAAATATGGATACGCACGTTTCCGCATTCAGTAGTCTTGATTAATCAGAGGGCGCAAGGAAATGCACTCGCAAAGTATTTGCGCCCCTTAGAACAAAGAAAGAATGAAAGAAAAGGTTTATATCGGTAAATCGGGAGAGTTACTTTTGCTACACAAATATAACTCACAAGGCGCAGAAATCGGCACAATGCTTATCAGCGCACAGACCGCAAACAAAGTGGCAACAGAGTTAAAGAAAATACTGCCGAGCGAAGTCTTAAAGGCTTTAATCGACAAGTAAATAACAACTTAATTTCGTTAAATATATGGTACAGGAATTTATTGTGTTAAAGATGAAGTACAAAGGTACTGAAATCATTTTCAGAAGATGGTTTAAAGATGGCAAAGAAGAAATCCAAGTGGATGATAACTTTGCCCGTTTGATGGGTTTCCCTTCAAAGGAAGAACTCATTAAAGAAATGCTTAAAGACACCGAATTTAGCTACAATGAGGGCGACACGATATGGGTTCTTTTTGATGATACCACACAGAACGTATCAGATATTTTGCCTTTAACAATAGATAAAGCGGAGCACGTATGAAGAAAAAGGTTATTTTCAGTTGGGTGGATGGTTTCTATGGGTTTTCTTTATTCTCAGATATGAATGAAACAGACGTAGAAAAAGACGCAATTCTGACGCAAGAAGATGCAACGGCATTTGGTTATGAAAACGTTGAACAGCTTGCAAGGGCAATCGTAGGGGGTGACCCTAGAAACGTTTGGCGAGAAGGAAACCAAATTGATACGAGCGTTGAACTAGATGGTAACGACAAAAACGAAGTTATCAGACAGCTATTAAAAAGAAGCGAAGTGTAACAATAAAAGTTATTTTAAAATAAGTTAGATATGGAAAATATCACGATTTTTGACGTAAAAGGCAATCCGATTTTAACGCCTTCAGTTACGAAGGATGCAATATGGACTAGAGAGCTTATGAAGAGTAATTTTATAAGTTTATCTTTCAGACTTGCCGAGAAGATTATTTTGCCCGTTGGCTCATTTATAGTTTTTACATATAAGATAGATAAGGTAAGAGAGGTAACAAGAAAGTTTTATCTTATGGATGCGTATGAGCCAACGCAGGTGGACGAAATGTCTTGGAAATATACTCCCGAATTTCAGCATCCAGAAATGTTGTTATCAAGACTACCGTTTTTTATATTTGGAAGAAACTCAAAGGGTGAAAAGGTAAAGAAATTCACCTTTCCTTATTTAGGTACGTTTGTTGATATATCAAACGTTATAAAAACATTTCTCAATGATAATATGAAACTGGAAGAATGTGGTTGGAATGTTATCTTTTTGGGAGTTTCCGATAAATCGGTAAAAATTTCATTTAGTAACAATGATTTTCGCTCAGCACTTGGTTTAATAGCTAATGCTATTTCAGATAATTGTGAATGGCATATAGACTATGACAACGAAATCATATATTTTGGCAATATCTGTTTGGGTAACGAAGCAGAAAAAACTTATTATATGGAAGACGGTACTCCACTAGAAAGCGGTATGGGTTGTTTGTGTTCTTTGGACTATAAGCAGCCAAAAAGTAATACGTTTTTGGACGATGAAACTTTTGAGAAAATAAATAATTTGAATAAAAAGTAAAAAATGGCAAAAGTTGAACTGAAAATTAAAGGTTTAGATGCCTTGCAAAGAAGGTTGAACGAAAAGAAGCAACAGGTTACAAATACACTTAATGTGGCGTTGATGCAACTTGCCGAAGAAGCGGTTACCTATTCAAAGAATAATAAGGAATACAAAGACCATACGGCAAACTTGAAGAACTCAATTTCCTTTGCCTTGTATTTTGATGGCGAAATTGTAACCTCAAAGATAGGCGATGACTATAATTCCACATACAAAGACGAGAAGGGAAGAACTCACGACAATCCGTATTCCAAGGATGAGGTTATGCAATTTCGAGAGAATGCGCTTTCTGAATATGCAAAGAAAGATGGTGTTATTGCACCACGTGGTTATTCTCTTATTATCGTAGCTGGTATGAACTATGGCAAGCACGTAGAGGATAAGGGCTACAATGTACTGCACCTTACAAAGTACTACCTCAAAGATGAAATGAAGAAGATTTTTGAAGAGGTAAAAAAGATGATAAGCGAATAAATCCACTTTCTGTAAATATCAGACAAAAAACAGATGGTAGAGTGGTATTTTCGTTTGCTGCCATAAACGAAGATGCAGATATATAAGAAGACGAGCCACCAAGGATAATGAATATCCGAGGTGGCTTTTCTTTTGCAAGCAAATATTTGAAAATTATGTAGTTACGTAAAAAGAAGAGGCTTGAAACGTGGTACTATTATTCGCACGTCCTCATGGCAAGCGAGAAACAACGCCCCTTCTTTTCGTTTGCAAAGGTACTCATTTTCTTTCAATCAGAAAACAGAAACAGAAACAAAGTATAAACAGAATGAGAGCACGGCACGAAGCAGACGAAGAACGCTAGAGCGGTTTTTCCTTTGCTGGAGCGGTTTTCTCTTTTCAGATGATAAGTTATAAGGTTTTCTAGGGATAACCCGTTAGGCGTGAAATTCGCAAAAAATAACTATTTTCGGTTACTTTTATTCACGTTTTTTGCACACGGGAAGCGATTGTGTGCTATAAATATCTGATACATAAGAAGATATGGAAAAATGAATATTTAGGTGTCCCGAA